ATGAATAGAGCAGAAGTTCAATGGCTTACTTATCAGCAAGTGATGGATGAACTCCACATTGGTAGCGTGAATACGGTCTATAAGATGATTAATGACGGTTTAAAGGTAACTAGCATTGGTAGACTAAAACGCATTGAACGCAAAGAGCTAGATAAGTATTTAGCTTCAAAAACAATTTAATTGCACCGTGCGGGGGCAGAATAAATTTAAGGAGGTGATTTCATGATAGCAACAGCAATCTTATGGGCAATCAAATTTATGATCGTGTCGTTTGTTGGCAACGTGGTGGTTAAGTTAATCAAGAACCCGCGTCGGTATTTTGGAGTGTGAGGTCAGTCGCATGGGAAAGCATACAAAAAAGGCCTACTTTGCTTTGGACAGCAGTAGGTCGAAGAGTTAAACAAAATATGCTTTCCTTTATTTTAACACGTTAGCACGGTTATATGAAGGGAATTTGTAATGAAGAAAACTAAAGATTTAGATGAACTAGTGTTTGAGGCTGGATCACTCGTAACTTCAATAGATGCTTTAGATGATTTTGTCTTTGACTACTTCGTTAATAAAAATATTGATCATTCCGAAAAATTGAGTGGACTAATCACTGTCATAAAGCAATATGCAGAAAATCACTATACAGATATTGATGATCTTAATGCGTTTGGCGGTGATGAAAAATGAAAGAGTTCGCAACGCTTGATAAAGCCATTGAGCTGGCCCAGCAAGGCTATGCGGTTTACCCACTGATTGAAAACACGAAGAAGCCACCTAAAGGGGTGGCCGGCTACCAAGCCGCAACTAGTGACCAGAACACCATCTTTGCATGGTTCAAAAAGCACCCGACTTACAACTTAGGCTTGCGCCTAGATTTATCGGATTTATTAGTTGTTGACATTGATATGCACGAGCCAACTAAAAATGGTCGGACTAGCTTGGCACAACTATTTAAGCAAGGACAGACGTTGCCGAATGATACCTACATTGAACGGACGGCTAACGGCGGCGTACATTACTTTTTGAAATACGCGGGTGCTAAGGTTCGTAAAATTGACGTTTGGCCCGGGATTGACTTGTTAAGTGACTTCACGGTGATTGCCCCAAGTGAGATTAACGGCAAACCGTATACTCCATTAGATGGCCGAACATTGGCTGATATTAAGCCGGCTCCTCAATGGTTAGTCGATAAGTTGGCGGGCCAAAAAGTGAACTGGTCGTCAGAACACGCCTGTACCACACACCAAAAGAAGTATACCGGTCGCTTGTTAGATGAAATGGTAACCGGAACAACCCAAGGCAATCGCAATGCTTGGTTAACTAAAATTGCTGGTCGAATGTTTGGTGTCGGTGCCGATCCCAAGACAGTTTATAACATGCTGTCAGTGATCAATGATTCGTTCGTTGATCCGGCACTACCAAGCAAGGAAGTTAATGTGATTTTTCAATCCATTTTAAAACGAGAGATTAGGGAGGTTCATTAATGGGCAAAGCAATGGATTTACCAGCAGAGACCCGAGAAGCGGCCAACAATGTTATCAAAATGCAACGTGACGCTGATTGGCAGAATGAATTCAAAAAGAATTCGGACGATGGAATCAAAACACAGTCTCTTTACAATATCCGCTTAATTATGGAACATGACGAAATGTTGAAAGGGCTAGTTGCATTTGACGAGTTTTCGGAACAAATTGTTAAGACGCCACAAGCAGACAATTCACTGTTCAAAAAAGGTTTTTGGAATGATGGTGATGACACGTTATTGAGAAGCTATATTGAAGATCATTACAATTTGTTATTCAGCAAGGAGAACATCACCGACGCAGTAGTTACAGAGGCACGCCGCAAGACAATCAATCCGGTTAAGGCTCGTATTGAAGCGGTAGAATGGGACGGCCAGCCACGTGCTGAACGTTATTTCATTGATTACTTAGGTGCCGAAGATAATCATTACACCCGCACCATCACTAAGAAATGGCTAACTGGTCTTATTGCCCGGGCTTATGTTCCCGGAGTTAAGTTTGAAATTGTCCCTATCTTAGAGGGGAGCCAAGGACTTGGCAAGAGTACGGCTGGTAAAAATCTATACCCGGATAAATTCAATGATTCGTTGAAAGGAATGGGTAAGCAGAAAGACGATTATCAACAGTTGCAAGGTAGTTGGATTATTGAAGTTGCCGAGCTTTCCGCCATGAAGAAGACGGATATTGAGGGAATCAAAAATTTCATTAGTGCACAGTCCGACACGTATCGGAATAGTTATGGCCGCTATGCGTTACCGCACCCACGTAAATGCGTATTTATTGGCACAACTAACCAAACCGACTATTTAAAGGACGCGACCGGTGAACGGCGCTTTTATCCAATTAAATGTGGAGTCAACAAGGCCAAATTAGATGTATGGCACCCGGACGAGAATTACATGCTTCAAGTATTGGCGGAGGCCGCGTACTGGTTTAGGAATGGCGAACCACTATATCTGGATCAGGCCACTATGAAAGAGGCTAAGGCGTATCAGATGGCTGCGGAAACTGTCGACCCTATGCGAGATGCCATCGAAGCGTTTTTAGCAATGGAAGTTCCCACAGATTGGGAAAATATGAGTACCGGCTTAAAACAAAGCTATGTCAGTGACTACGGCCATCATTCTAAGTGGCTAAAAGATCAAGTCAGTAATGAACGGAAACTACTCAACCAAACAACAACTCTGGAAATCATGGAAGTTGTCTTCCATAAAACAGTCGATCGTTTTTTAACCGGGCGAACAAACTCGGAAGCTAAGCGAATCAAGCTATTAATGGACAATATGGACGGCTGGGAAGCCAAACGAATTAGAATTAATGGCAAGCAACCGCACGGATATGTCCGCGTACAATGATCGAAAACACCAAGTGTGCCACGTGTTCCGGGTAATGTTCCACGTTAGGCCAATTTGAAACGTTGATATATCAACGATTGTCCACGTGTTCCACGTGTTCCACGTTAAAACAAACATTTCCAGTACAGGAGGAAAAGGAAAAATGAAAGTAATTTATCCAAGTTTAGTTGAGCAAGCTTTTGACATTTACGTTAAACAATATGGACCAGTTGTCTCAAATAGAGTTAATGAATTAAAATCGTGTATTTACAGAGCCTTGATTAAAGAAGGTGCTTTAGATCAAAATGGTGAGCCAACTCAAAAAGCAAAAGATAAAGGATTGGTTGGAAGCTTTACCCCAAATGAAGATGGAGAATATGAGCCAGAAACTTTAAGAGACTTAAAACTCATGTACCCCATTTATGCACAATTTAGTGACGATCACTTTATGAAATCAAGTCAAGGTTGGTTAGCTGACGCCTACGTTATCCGAAACGTTTCAAGCCAAGTTTTGAATAATCCTTTAAGCGATGAAGAACAACGCAAAAATGCGTACAAGATGTTGGAACAATTAGATGATTAACATGATAGAAAGGATCTAACTATAATGAAAATTAGAATGATTGACTGTGACAATAAGATGGGGCAATGTGAGTTATTCGTTACTCGGGAACCTAACCAACATGAACATTTATATTTACGAAATGGGAGTGAAGTGGTAGTTCTTAATATTTATCAATTTGTGCGAAATACAAAAGACAATTTTGCCGAAGAACCTGACTTCGTGGCAATTGTTCAGTATCAAGAAAATGGTAATCCGGCACTAACAGACTTACGCAAAGAGGAAAGCCAAGCGGTACTAGATTGGTTCAATAACCCCGAATCAGGATTGTTAGGTGATGACAATGAAGAATTATAATTTAAACCGCCTAAAAAAGCGGGTACAGTTTGGCGTTGAGAAAATAGTGGGGTCCAATGATAACACTGGCGAAGACATTACTAAGTTCTCGCCGAGTTTCTCGGTATGGTGTGGCGAGTATACGTTGACCATCAGTAACACGATTAGCCTTACTGGTACGACTGCGACAACTAACCAGCTAATTGCGGTGCGCCATGACGATCGGATCACGACAACCTTGGAAGCAATATTAGATGGGGTGACGTATCGCGTTGCTGGCGTTAGTTCTGATAGCGAGATGAATGCTTATGACGTGGTCACACTAACAAAGGTCAATGGTCATGGCTAAACCGGTGAAGCAATGTGAGCACCCAGGTTGTCGGACGTTGGTTGCCTATGACACACGCTACTGTGAGAAACACCGCAAGGCAACTAACAAGTGGCGGTATCACAAACGCGTATACGATTCTGACGAGAGCAAGTATCAACAGTTTTATAAGTCGTCAGCATGGCGCAAACTATCGCGACGGTTCCTTGAAAGCAATCCGGTATGCGTGCAATGCTATCAAGACGGGGCAATCCGTAAAGCAAATGTGGTCGACCACGTTATCGAAATAAAAGATGATTGGTCACGTCGCTTAGATGAAAGCAACCTCCAACCATTGTGCTACCGACACCATAACCGAAAAACGGGATTGGTTAGAGAACAGCGGAAACAACCAACTAAATAACCAAATGAGTGTCGTGCTGAAAGGTGCGGCGCTTTTTTAGTGTCTGTGGTCGCAAGTTACGACCTTAGATAACGTACTAACTTGGTGCACTAGCTGACTCGCTAAGATGACGTGACAGGTTGCTTGTGCTACCTAAGCTTAACTTAGATAGGTAAACAAAAGGCCGCCCGTTAAGGCGACCACTGACATAGATGGGATCTGATGTTATGAAAGAAATTGCTAACATGACTTCAGCCACACCTTCAACCACTGATTTAATTATATCACGTGAAAGCGAGAAAACAATTTGTGAGTTTCAATTTCATACCCACAATTCAAGATTCATATTGAAAGGTGCGGCGCTTTTTAGCTGAGCGGAGTTTTCCGCTGAGTGAATACAACTGCCTAAGTTAAACTTAGGTAGTAGATCTGCGCAATACTGCGCTGAACTTTCAGCCGAGCTGCTGAGTCGAAATTTTAGACCTTGTTAACCAACCCGCATTTTGCGTCTACGTTGCCAAAATTAGCAATTGACTGCGCCGATTTTTCGACCGAGTTAACAATCCAAGTTGGCGGCCTAATTTTCGGCCACGAGAATAATTCAAGTTGGACAGCAAAGATGTTTCCTCACAAGTGCGGAATACTGCCCCCAAATTTTCGGGTGAGTTAGTGAGTAGATATTTTCGACTTGCAATTAAATTTGGCGGCGCAATTTTGAGCCACGAAACTAATTCAAGCATGACAGCCCAGAAACGTTGATATGGGGGGCTATGGTCGACACGAAAGGAGCGTGCACACACTTTTGTGTTTATAAAAATCCGTTTTGAACTTTGATTTTTTGCTGATTTTGCCGGATTGTGAAATATCACTACTAATAATGCGAAATTTGAACAAATAAACAGTCAGGGGGTAATGTGTAAATATAGATATAATAAACGAGTTCTGGATATATGTATCAATCAGCCGCCACGGGGTCTCTAACCAGTGGGGCTTTTTGGTGCGTAAATTTAAACGAAAGGAGTGCTCCGAATGAGTCAAAAAGTAAAATTAGCTAGTATTAAGGGACATCTAACGAACGAAGAACGCGACCAGCGTAAGGACGCTGAAAAAGCGCTATTTGAATACCCGTCACTTGATTTAACCCCGCCGGATTGGTTGCATGATCGGGCCTTAACTGAATGGCAACGGGTAGCGCCTTATTTAAAGGCTAATACCCCAATTAGTGAACTTGACCGGGCCATGTTAGCCAGTTATTGCCGCGCTTATGCCACGGTACAGACTTGCGAGAATGATATTCGTAAAAACGGGCTGGTACAAACTAATCAAGAGACTGGTGTACGTAAGCCGAACCCTTACGTGGCCTTGCAGTCGCAAGCCATGAAAGACCTAAAGTCCCTAGCCAATGATTTAGGCATGTCGCTATCTAGCCGGGCCCGCATGGAATTAAACAAGCAAAAAAATGAGACACCCGAAGATGATTTTGAGGCGATGTTGTCATGATTGAATATGTTGACCAAGTTTTATCGGGCCAAGTGTTGGCTGGTCAAAAGATTAAATGGGCGTGTGAGCGATTTAAACGCGATTTAAGCCGTTCTAAGGACGACAGCTTCCCGTTCTACTACGACGAAGACAAAGCGGCACAGGCGGTCAAATTTATCGAATTAATGCCTAAGACTGACGGTAGCCAACTCACCATGCAACCATTTCAAAAATGGATTATTAGTGAGCTGTATGGCTGGCGTGAAAAAACTACTGGTAACCGCCGCTATGATCGGGCGTTTATTAGTATGGCCCGTAAGAATGGTAAAACCTATCTGGCTTCTGGCATGGCCGCTAATGGCCTTTTAAGAGAACGTCAGCCCGCCCGCAACCGACAAGTATTATTCGTCAGCAACGCCCTTAAACAAGCTAAATTAGGCTACGACATGCTTTCTAGTGGGTTGCGGCAAGTCCGTAAGCAATCGAAGTACATGCGGCAACGGATTAAAGTACAGAAACAAGCCATTACTGACTTAGAAACTGATTCGCAAGCCTTGGCCCTTGCCAGTGATACCAGTACGCTTGATGGTTATGCCGGGACTACCGTTATTTTAGATGAATGGCACGAAGCTAAAGACCGCAAAGTGTACAACGTTTTAAAGTCTGGTCAAGCACAAGAAGATAACTCCCTGCTGGCGGTGATTTCCACCTCGGGTCTTAACCTTAACGTTCCAATGCACGCCGAATATGACATGCTGACGGACGTTTTAAAGGGGAAAACCGAAGCTGACCGTTACTTTGTGGCAATATGGGAACTGGACGACCGCGAAGAAGTTTACGATCAAGCCAATTGGATTAAGGCCAACCCGTTATTCAGTGAACCACACGCTAAACAACGCATGACGGAAAAAATTCAGGCCGACGTGGATATTGCCATTAAACAAAATAATCTCATTCCAATACTGGTTAAGAATTTCAATATGTGGTTGCAAGCCAGCGAAGACAGCTATATTTCAGCAGACGATTGGGCCGCTGGTAAATTGGCAAAGGTGCCCGACTTACATAATCGTGACGCCTATATTGGCATTGATTTATCAAAAAGTAATGACTTAACCGCGGTTAGTTGGCTCGTTCCAATTGGTAACGGTCAGTTTTATTGTGACAGCCATTCGTTTGTGGGTACTAAATATGGACTTGATTCTAAGATTAAACGTGATGGCATTGATTACCGGTCAATGGAGCGGGCGGGTGAGTGTAGTATCACCCGATTAGATAGCGGCATTATTGATTATGACAATCTATTTGATTTTGTACAAAAACTGGTCGGGAAATACAACTGGAAAGTGAAAGCTGTCGCTTATGACCCGTATAACGCGCAAACGTTAATTACAAAATTTGAGAAATTAAGCTACCCACTGTTTGAAGTACGACAAGGCACCAAGACTTTGAATATCCCAACCCGTAATTTTCGTGATCAGCTTTATGATGACAAGATTAAACATAACGGCAACAAGATTCTAGCTTATGCGGTCAATAACGCCATTTTGAAAGTGCTAAACAATGGTTGGCAACTGGATAAAGCCCGCAATAGTAACCGGATTGACCCGATTGCGGCGTTGATTAACGCGTTTGTGGCGGGTATGGACTATTACCAAGAAAGTGAGGATCAACAGCATGCAGAAGATTACTACAAAACAGCGACTGCGGCAGATCTGTTCTGATTATGTACAAACGATCTTGTTGGTGCTTGGCTTAATATGCTTAGTGATTGGTTTTGGTTGCTGGATCAGCTGGCAAGCGGGATTAATATTGGCTGGTATAGCCATGATTCTGCTGGCCTTACTAATTAATTATGAAAAGCAAAGAGGTGATTAAATGAGTTTTTTTGTTAAAAGCAATACCACCAGCGGCACACATGATCCGGTGGCCGACGCCTTGGTTAGTTTATCAAGTAACGACCCGTATACGTTTGTGAGTGCGGCGGTGTTGCGTAATAGTGACATTTACGCGGCGATTAATATTATTGCGAGCGATATTGCCAGCAATCCGATTATGTGCGATACAGCAATCTTTAACACGATGATTAATCAGACCCCTAATAGTCAGATGGACGGGTACCATTTCAAGTATGCGTTGGCGGCTAACCTGTTACTAAATGGTAATAGCTTTGCCGAGATTTTGCCTAATCATACGTTGAAATTGATTGCCAATAACCAATTGACAGTTGAACAAGATGACGTCAGTGGGGCGTTGACCTACACCTATACCCCGATTGGCGGTAACAGTCGTCAGATTACGCCTAACAACATTTTACATTTTAAATATTTCACCAAAGACGGCGTGTCGGGGATTAGTCCCTTATATGCCCTCAAAGATGAACGCCAGATTCAGTCGGCCGGCAATAAATTGCTAACCGGCTTTTTTACTGCTGGCGTGCACGGCACTACGGTTATTAAAGTCCATCAATCTGATTTAGGGCCGGAAGCTAAGGACAATATTCGTAAACAGTTTGATGAAGCCAATACGGGTGACAATGCGGTCAACACAATTGTGACTGACGATACGATGGATATTAGCAACTTATCCTTAAATACCGATGTATTAAAGCTGGTCAATTCTAATGACTGGACGACCCGACAAATTGCTAAAGCCTTTGGCTTACCACCGGAGCGCTTAGGGGTTGAAAACGATCATTCTAACCAAGAACAAAGTGGCGTGCAGTATCTACAAGGGACGTTGCAACATTACTTTGACAGCTTTACCAGCGAGCTGTCATTCAAGTTTGGTCATGACTTTACGTTTAATACGGACAAGCTATTGAGCCTTGATCCTAAGGCCCAGCAAGCCCAAGCGGTAGCTGGTTTCACTGGCGGCGTTATGAGCCGTAACGAAGCTCGGGCCAAGATTGGCTTGCCACCAACTGACGATGGCGATATTTTCTTAAACTTACAAAAGAACGGAGTGACTAATTCATGAAACAAGACCGACGGTTAACGATTGACGCCGAATTGCGAGCACAAACGCCGCAGCCAGAAACACCCGAAGACGGGCCAGCTGAAAATTCAGCAGACCCGCAACCTAAAGATTCCCAAACAAGCAAGGGCAAAACAATTAGTGGTTATGCAATTGTATGGAACTCGCCAAGTAAAGACTTAGGCGGCTTCACTGAGGTTGTTACCCCCAAGGCCCTTGATGGTGTCGATTTATCAAACGTTCTTATGCTTAATAACCACGACTATACCCAAGTGTTAGCCAGTGCCAAGGCGGGCACATTAACGTTAGAAGCGGACGACAAGGGGCTACATTTCACCGCGCAGTTGCCAAATACGTCGTTTGCTAATGATGTTTACGAAGAAGTTCAAAGTGGGAACGTTGATTCCTGCTCATTTGGCTTTGATAGTGACGACGACACCGACGAATGGACTAAAGATGATGGCGGTAATATCACGCGCACCATTAATCAAGTTAAGAGCTTGTTCGATGTGTCAGTGGTAGCCGTTCCCGCTTATGACGATACCAATGTGCAAGTTGATACCCGTAGCTATGAAAAATTTATTAACCAAGAAAAGGAGCCTGACAATATGGCAAAACAAACAATTATTGATCCTAATGGCAATGAAAACAAAACTGGTATTCCAGCATTTGAACAATATGTGCGGACACACGGGGAAACACGGGACGGTTTAAAGACTGACGGGGTCAGTGCGGTTATTCCTAAGGAACTGATTACCCCCGTTTTCCAATTAAAGCAATCCAATTACAATCTTGCCCAATATGCGACAGTCAAGCAAGTTTCTAGTGGTTCTGGGACTTATCCAATTGCTACTAGCCGACAATCTGCGGTATTGGCTACTAAGGAAGAACTAGCGGACATTGCCGACGTTAACGCGAACATGTTTACGGAAGTGCCGTTTGATGTGAAGACTCGGGCGGGTAAGATTGCCTTATCTAATGAAGTGGTGGAAGACGCCGAAGTTGATATTGTCGGCGAAGTTAAAAACCAATTACAACAATTAGTTGATAACACGGACAACACGCAGATTATGAGCTTGTTAACGGGAACCAGTTTCACCAAAGCAACGGCCGCAAATATTGATGATCTTAAAAAGATTTTCAATGTGACGTTAGATCCGGCTTTGAGCAAAATGTGGTTAGTGAACCAGTCCGGGTTCAACTACCTTGATACCTTGAAAGATTCCGATGGCCGTTACCTGTTACAACCTAACCCAACGGCACCCAGTGGCTTCACCTTGTTAGGGGCGCCAGTCGTCATGATTAGTGACAAGTTACTGGCCAACAACGTCGACGGGACTTCCCCAATGATTGTCGGGGACTTATCACAAGCGGTGGCTGTTTTCCGGCGTAACCAAGTAACCGCCCAATGGGACAAGTTTGACCAGTTTAGCCAAGGGCTTTCCGTCATTGTGCGGAACGATTACAAAGTGATTGATAAGACCGCTGCAATCAACGTGGCGTTAAAAATCACGCCTGGTAAATAATCGTACCCACTTTTGGGCACGGTTATACAAGGGGGAGCCACCGTGGTATGTACCCACTTTTGGGGACGGACTATACAAGGGGTGTCTATTTTGGCACCCCCTATACATAAATTAAAACCAAAATAAAGGAAGTGATTATATGGCTGTAACCGTTGATGATATTAAACTAAGCCTAAGAATTGATGTGACCGAAGATGATCCAATGATCAAAAGCTATTTAGACGCCGCCGAGGACTACGTTCAGACGGCCGTTAGCAAAAACGAGGATCTGACTATCTACAAACAGTATGATTTTGCCGTGTCCTTGTTAACACAATTCTGGTATCAAAACAGGGTGACTGATATGACAAAGACGCCGTATCAAGTTGTCAGCATGATTCAACAATTGCGCGGCTTAGTAGCTGGATAAGTTTTAAAGTGAATATGCTTCATTTTAAACAATTATAGGTGAAATAATTTGTTTTAAGTGCTATAATATAGTTGTCCTTGAGAAATCCACATTGTTAATTGTGTTAATATTAGCCGAGACGGGGTACAGTAGTAGCCCCGTTTTTTAATACATATATCTGGGATCAGAAAGTGTGATTCCAATGCGCCAAGATGTTAAGAAGATTTGTAATTTATTAAAGCAATATGCCAAACTAAAACGTGACTTGACGGCTTTTAATCAAGTTTCTAGTCCCTCGTTCGATGGAGTATCAAGCCATAGCAGCCGAAACGGTGCTGAAAGCCGCCTGATAAACCACGTTGATTTGTCTTACCAGTTAAAAGAAGTCGAAGACGCCCTAAATGCAATTGATGATCCACAATATCAGTTCATCTTACATGATTACATTATTGAGAAACGATTCAGCCGCAACGAGGCTTGCAACCAATTATCGGTTAGTGTCAGCAAGTTTAATTATATGAAGAATGAAGCATTACACGCTTTTGCAAAATTTTACAGTGATCTAACGGTTTGCATGCCTACTATAGCCAAACTTCAACAATTTTAGTGTATAATTAATAATGTGCAGTTAAATATTTGCTGGAGTGTCCTTGTAAATGAGTTCTTTTATAAAAAAATGGTTGTTTGAAGTTACTTTAAATATTATATTGTTAATTGTTCCGGCTTATTTGATAGTTTTTAGCATATTTCAAGATGGCCCCATAGTTTTATGTTTATCTATGCCGGCACCTGTTTTTGGAATAAAATTATTAACGTTTAATTTTATGGTTTTGTCAATGCTTGATTTTGTGCATTGGCCGTCTGATTATCATGAATCTAAAACTATAAGAAAGGTTATTTTTGTGATACACATTACTATCGCAGTCATTGCCTTGATAATAAGCGTTAGACTAATGGCTTAACAATAAAAAAACTGTTAACCAAAGTTGGCTAACAGTCACTGCCCCGCGCAAGTATTAAGTCACTGGAAACAGTGGCTTTTTTGTTATATTTTTGGCTGTCCTTTTGGCTGACTTTTAGTGAAAAGAGATGACAACCAATGACAAACTAGAGTAATAAAAAAGCTGTAATCACGGTGTCTTTGACAACCAATGATAACAGCTGATAACGAATATTGGGTATACTGGGCTCGAACCAGTAAATTACGGATTCAGAGTCCGCTGCCTTACCAATTTGGCGAATACCCAATAACAACTATTTAATAGTAACTTTTCCAGCAAATACTGTCAAGACTTTGCTGAAACTTTGTGTCTATTTTTTGCATTTTTGCTTGAATATCGTATCAGTTGGTGGCTAAACTAGTTAAATGGAAGGTGAGTGTATGTCGAAGTCAGAATTAGATCATTTATTCGATCATCTGCGACAACAATTGATCGTATGGGCGGTCACGGCCATCGGATTAGCAGTTATGCGCAGCTTTTTGTTACCCCAATTATTGACTTTCGTTTTTTGGTGTAGTGTGGCCTACTGTTTGCTCTTATTCGTTGGTTTAGTTGTTGTGACGATTTTTAGGTGGCAAAAATCTTAATTATATTTGACAAGCCGCTTATCATTCGGTAAGATAATAAATGAATTTGTGCCCGCTGGTCAAATTGGTTAAGACGTCGCCCTCTCAAGGCGGAGTTACGGGTTCGATCCCCGTGCGGGTGATAAGTCGACAAATATAGAGAAACGACAAAGCACCAAAACGCTGATATAAAGGCGTTTTGGTGCTTTTGCTTTGCACTCGAAAACCACTCAAACACGATATGTTCTTCCACGATTCTTCCAAAAACGAAAAAAGTAGTCAAAATATAGCAGTTTTTGGAAGAAAAATTAACAAATGATTTTGTAATCCCTTGTGGCACAAGGAATACAGTAATCACAAAATTATCATTTTCTAAAATCCTTCGTCCATTAGCTCAGTGGCCTTCTTATCTGACACGCCGTTTTCTTCTTCAATAAGATGGACGTAGGTGTTAACGGTCGTTTCTAGTTTTTGATGTCGAAGGCGATGTTGAACATAGGGAAGGGACTCATGATTTAGGATAAGAATCGAAGCGTGTGTATGCCTCATGGCGTGTGTTGTAACTTTATTGATCTTTAGACGGTTACAAATACGTCCTAGCTCTTCGTTTGCATTCCCATTGCCCACGATTTTTCCTAGTTTAGACCAAAATACGAGGTTCTTAGGATTCTTCATTTCGTGCAATTCTAAATAATCTTTCTGCGTGCTACGATAGCTCCTCATAAAACGACAGTAGGCGGGTCCTATGGTTATATCTCCATCGGCCTGTCCATTTCCCTTAGTTGGACGGAAAGCCTGTCTACGGGCGTCCCATTGCTGTTTAATGTGAACTATTCCATTATTCAAATCCAAATTATCCCACGTTAGGCCAGCGGCTTCCTCGAACCTGGTTCCAGTTTCTAGTTGAAACAACATCATTAGCATAGTCATGTGGTCATAATCAGCCTTTTTAATGAGGTATTTACGCAGCTTCTTATAATCGGACAACGTCAAATACTTTTCCTCTACGGGCTTAGGAGGGCGTCCAGTGACGTGTGCCTTGTAAGCAAAGTCTCGTTTTAGAATACCATCAGCTACGGCGTCCTTGATTGCAGTGTGTACTTGTTGATGAAGTTTGTGAGATGTGGCAATTCCATGACTGCGACCAAATTCATTCAGGAACTTCTGGTAATCTGGACGTTTAATTGCGCTCATAGGTTTATCCTTAAAATATGCAGAGACGTGACGCCAGTTGCCCATATACAGCTCGTGAGTATGACGCGATACACCGTCAGTTTTGTAAATTCTGATCCAATCAAGAAAGTGATGCTTTAGACTCTCGGTACTACGTGATAAGTCAGCACCTTCCAGCAGAGCATTCTTAGTTTTAGTTTCCCACTCAACAGCGTCAGTTTTGCGCTTTTCTAAATGAGTAACCGACTTATAGTTACCGTCATCATCCTTATAAGAGACACGGGCTTGCCATTTACCATTATTAAGTTTGGTTACTGACATGTTTTATTCCTCCCAACTGGAAATAACAATAGGTTTACATTGACAAACGTATGTTCTTTTTGGCTTAAAGAATATACCCCGTGATGGGGTATAAACGAGTGACACATAATTATGTGTTGCTCTTAAATTGTAAATTAGTCTCTTAAATAAACCCCTTATTATGAATAGAAATCTTATAATTAAATGGCCTGCTTTGTAATTATAATTAATTCATTTCCGGGGAAGTGTTGATAGTCTTTATCAGCTGTCAAAATCTTGCAGTCATTATTTAGTGCATCATGAATGATAAGCTCATCATTGAAATCAATAAAGTCGCGATGCATATATTGCTTGCATTCTTCAATTGAAGAAATAAGAGTATTTTGAGATGTTGAGAGCAATTCAACATGTGGAAGAATTTCTTGATGAAGAGTTTCCATAACGATTTTGTAGCGCTTTTTAAAATCATCACTAGGGCGATAGTGTTCTTTGTAGTCATATTCGTAAGATGTAAAACCCAAAGCTTTTAATTTAGCGTGGTAACTACTTCTAAGACTGGTATTTATAAATTCAGAAATTATAGCAGAATTAATGAACATTTTTGTCCCTTGATCTCGCATATTGAAGAAAGGTTCATCATATCCATCAGGTATTGCAATACTTTCAGGGCCAAATAAGCGTAGCCAAATATTTGTATCAACTAGAATATTATCTGTGTTCAAAAAATGATAATGATTCATGTTTTCAAATTTCGCCATGATTTAGCTCCTTATGCACTTCTTCTTTAGTGAGCTTATTTTTAGCATTTTCCATAACTAATCGGACTTTATCTCTTTGAACAGAGGTTAAGGTTTGCCCTTCAATTACTACATATTTATTTAAAATGCTAGAATCGCCAATACTATATAATTGTCCAATAGCAGTATTCAAAAAAGCGGTTGTTATTGTTTCTATTCCAGAAAAATCTATTCTTGTTGATTCTTGTTTTTTTAAGTTTGCGTTTAATATTTTGAATATCTTATTTGCTTGACTGGATGTAACAGCCAAATTAGAATTGATTTCGTCTTTTATATTAATAGTTTTCATAATTAGCTCCTTAGAATGACAATATAGCCGAATTATCGGTAGGTGTATAAAAGTTCTTTTCTAACAAGAAATTGAAATGGATTAATGTACCATGTAAAGGAAAATTTAAATGGTGTTTTACAAGTGTGTTAGAGCTATTTAATTTCCAATAACCGTAATTTGAAACAATAGTGAGTTCACCAAGCTGCTTCATGGTATTTATTATATCAGACAAACCCAGCCCAGCTGCAGGTACATCTTTCGTAGAATTACCTTGTTTAGTTGCCCAATCAATCAAATCAGTATCGTGGCTTGATACATTTTTTGTATAAGCGTGTAATGCATTATTAACCTTCACAGGAATAGAAATACCATTATCTGCAATCGTAAAGGCTAAGGATTGTTTTTGAGGAAAATGTTGTCCACACATGTAAATTTGGTTGCTGTTAGAGTGTATATGTGTATTATCAGCAATTTCAAAAACAGCTTCTTTAAATCTCTGCTCGGTTGCATGTACTAGCGTTTTGTTTAATTTATTGAATACAATACTATCGATATAATTGTTAATATCTGACAGTGCATTTGAAGAAATTTCTGTATATGGAATTGTTGTATTATATATATCTTCTGCTTTAGGATGGTCTAAAAGTAGTGTATTGAAACCATTTTTATTTAGTATGTTTTTAATTCTGGGAGACATACCAGTGCTATAAAGTATATGCCCTGTAAATTGAAGACGACGCATTTCCATACCTAAAAGGGTGGTCATCTCGCCGCTTATCCATTCAACTTCACTAAAGTCGAAGCAAATTTCTGAATCCTCATCGGATAGTTTATCAATAGATTCAAGTATGTCATTTAACGATTTAATTAATCCAATTCGAATAGACGATGGTAATAAGACTGATTTCAATTTGTACCTCCAATTTTTATCCGGTAAGGTAATTTTACTTGATTAAAGCGAGTGACGGGAATCGGACCCGCGACTACAGCTTGGAAGGCTGTCGTTTTACCACTAAACTACACTCGCATAAGAGCCAACAATGGGTTTTGGTCGGCTCAACAGTTAATTAGAATGTACCTACAATTATTTTTGCTTAAGACGATCAACCATATCTCTTTCCATTCCTTGGATTATGCGGCCACATTCTTTCCTTGAGTAGCTATCTTTTGTAAGATAAACGAAAGCATACAGATTAATAAAAGAGGTTAAGTCATTAGTAATGTTATCTATGAGTTCATATTTCGACATATCTTTATCCATAATCTTACCTTCTTTCTTTTAAAAGTGGGTGGCAGGGATTGAACCTACATAACAATTTCAAACGAGAGAGAAGGGCTGAAATCGTTATTCTACCATTGAATTACGCCCACGTGATGTACGTACTAAAGTAAGCGGTAGTATGGGTTATTTGTTACAATGCGAGCGGCAGGAGTCGAACCTGCATCTGAAAGTATCTAGTTAGCAATTCAAAGGAGTACTGTTCTACCGTTGAACTACGCTCGCGTGAAAGCCAGGAATAGGGCTTTGTGAACATTATTTTGGTAAATGGTCAATGGCGTATTGTGCTTGAGACTGAGTAAATTGCTCACCAGCTGACGATGTTAATTGGTCAAGAATTGCACTGTGTGACATGGACATTTTACTTTGGTAGTCCTTCGCTTTTGCAAGAGCATTAGCATTCCAATCGATATCGGTTAGATGATTAACAGCATACTGTGCAGCCTCTGAGGAGAAGCCTTCACCAGCAGATGAGGTGAGTTGCTCATATACACCTTGTTTTGACATGTCCATTCTGGAAGCATAAGCTTCTGCTTTGTTCAAAGCCGCCTTATCTTCGGAACTAACCTTAGTAGTTGCGGTCGAACTGCTAGAGCTCGATTCTTTTGTTGCAGATGAATCAGTGTCTGATGAGCTAGATGTCAAAGATTTGTCTGTACTACTCTTGGAGGTGCTGGACTGTGAGCTAGAGTCAGTTTCATTACTACTTTCTTTTTCAATAGATGCCCATGTTGAAGATTCTTCTTTATCTTCATATTGGCTAATTGCTTTGTCTTTTTTTACATGTAATTTTAGAGATTTGCTGGCCTTTCCGTTTAAGCTAGCGGTTACTGTATAAATTCCAGGCTTTAGATTTGTTTCGTAGAATTTTCCATTGCTATTTGCAGTCGTAGTTATTTTCTTTTGCCCATGTGTGAAAGTGACTTCTGATTCAGGTGTTGCTTTACCACGAACAGTATCTATTTCTGATACGTTAGTTTTATATAATTGAATTTCAGTTTTGGTAGAACACCCTGAAAGTAGTAAAGCTAAAATGGGTATACTTAAAATCATCTTTTCCAATTGAAACTCCTCCAAATATCCTTATTCCCCAATTAAATTCCATTCATATATCTAAAATAAAACATTTGAACTCTTTGCTAGTTTCCCATGCTAACAAAAGCTAATCAAAATAGCGAAGCCAGTTCGTGTGGTAGCTTGAAAAAATCTAAGAAGTCTAAAACATCTTCTTGTTTGCTCCAACCATATTCCTCTTTCAACATGGCCAACATAAACTTATTGGCCTCAGTTTCGTTTCCATCGGATAGAAAGCTTGTCGTATTTACCGCAAAAAACTGCGTATTAAATCCTTTGTGATGTCGTATATGAAAAATCTCATGATAGCAAACACCATCTTGAGTTCGTTCATCAATTGTGTTGTTAATGACAATCATTGGGATTCGATGTGAATTGTTATTGTAGCCGTAAATATTATTGCCAAGGTTATTGAATTGCACGTTAATACCCAAGTCACGCGCCAAATCAAAAGCACTTTGAATCCCAAACTTGTTGGTTAAGTGGTCAATATCTTCTTCAATCCACCGTTCCATATAACCAGCTCCTATCATTCCTCTCCATTACGATACTTTTTGGGAGTGAACTTCCTTTTTGCTAATTGTTTGGATAATTCTAATGTTTGACGCATGGACGCTTTGAGCAGTTCTTTGTCCTGATCAGATAGCTCTTGTCCATTTTGGAAAAATGATAAAGAATGTTTGGAGTCGAGCCCGTTCATCATATCTTCAAGTTCCTTATCGATACTTTTTTCATCTTTTCAGTTAAGTCATAATAGTGAGAGTTTTTTGTAGGCAAGTTATCCTGATCTTTGGTAATACCAGCTAGTTTAAAAATCTCATCATCAGTAATTCGTAGACCTGTTGCCATTTTTTGAAGAGTTTTTGGTTTGGGAATCTCACGTTTTTTATTTTCTACCTGTGACCAAAATGATGGAGATATTCCTGCTTGTAGCGCAGCTTGTCTAACTGTAAATCGTTTCTTATTTCTTATTTCTTTGATTTTTGGACCGAAGTTTAACACTTCGTTACGTAAATTTTCCGTTGAACTCATGGCGTCAAACTCCCTTCTATGACTGGATTATAGCAAAAAGTGAAACAATATAGTGCAAAAAGTGAAATATTATCGTGATAAGTGGTTGCAAAAAGTGAAACAAAAGATTATAATAATTTATGTAATCAAGAAAGGAGGCGAGGACATGGCAGTAGTCCTTCCTGTAAAAAACTCTGATGAAATCAGAGAACTAATTAGCCTGAAAGGTGAGACAGTACGGTCGTTTTCCCGTAAGAACGGCATTTCTTATGGATATTTATCTCAAATATTAAATGGAAGGAAACCATCTCCGAAAGTCGCTAAGAAAATATCAGATGGGGTTGAGAGACCAATTGATTCACTTTTTTTGTTCTCAAAAGTTGCAAAAAGTGACACAAAACCAAAGGAGTCGGCAAAATGACACATCTATCACGAACTACATTAATTAATGCACTAGCAAAGGTTAAGCCAGAAACACCAAGAGTAATGTTTGAGGCACTAAGCGATAAAGCACTAGATGCTGAATTCCGGGCGGTAACGGCCGAGTATAACGAGCAAGCTAGCCAACTTATGTCAGTTTCATATTAGGAGGTACGAACATGTCAGATACGATATTGGTTCGGCATGAGGCTCCAAAGGGCTTCCAATTCATTAGCGAAGAAGAATACGAGAGGTTCCAAGCCTGGAAGCAAGCACAACTTGGTATTCGTACTTGGAAGCTTAAAGATTTGGCCAGGTATAAATACGGAACTAAATCAACCGAACGAGCCTCACGATATTTAACCAATCATCGCCATGATTTGGATATTGAACAGGGTGGCTTCATTGATTATGTGAATACCCATAACGGCTGGCAGATTCCAGCAGCTGAGATGATGGATTACCTATTAGATCATCCCGATTAATTTAAATTATAGGTGAATTACGTGGAAAGGCGATATAAAGCCCTTTCCAAAATACAGAGGTGTAGGTATGAAGAACAAGTTTGCAGAGCAATTGTCATTGGCATTAGGTAGAGATAAAACACTAACACAGCAGCAGATTGCAGATAGGACGCATGTTTCTCCCGGACAATTGTCTCGGTTGAAGAGTGGATCAAGAAACACTGATTCACAAATAAGGAAGTCGTTAGCAAATGTAATTAACGATTTTTGGCTTAATTATTCTGGTGCTCGTGAGAATTTCGGCGTGCTGTCATTCCAGAATGATCGTCAGCTACAAGGTGATATGTTCTCGGCTTTGATGAAACAGAAAAAGGAACAGCGTCAGCGAGAAAGAATTGAGGCTGAGTTTGAAGAAGCTATTACAGTCAAGTCGAGAGATCGGACACCAGCGCAGCAACTAGTTATTGAACGCTATCCACGTGAATACGCAGAAGAGATTAGCGCCGAGATAACCGATTTGGCTAAGAAGGCTGAGTATGCCGGTATTCCAATGGATAAATTGCAGGCAGTAATCGATAAAGTCAACCAAGAAAATGGCTAGGAGGAAATAGCAATGATTGAAGGAGCAATAGTAGGCTGCGCGTTAACGGCATTGTGGTTCAAGCGTCATGAGGTTGCTAGTTGGTTTGGAATTTAAGGAGATGAAGACGATGAAATTCACGTTCAGGATTGGAAATGTGCTTTACAAACAGATCACAATTGAAGAATTGAATAATGTTTTTGGCACATTTAAGGAGGTCGAACGAATTGGAAGTACGCAAAGTATCGCCCAAGCCTAAATTTGAGTACGAAAAAAGCTGCTCGAGTATTGGGAGTACCCGTGCAGCTAAGACGCATAGTAAATTTATTTTCGATTTTTATTGTACTCCGAAACAGTCACTAAGGCAACGTTTGACACGGAGGTGGGCAAAATGAACGGCTACGATAGCTGGCTGGTTGATCAAGAAGAAGCTGCGGAAGGCTGGCGCGATGATGAGCCTACCGAGAAAGAGCTGATTGAAAGTGGCGTCATTGCTGATGAGGAGGACGATGAGAATGATTAAAGAAGAAACTGCGGGCATGACGCTCGATGAAATGGAAGCCAAGCTTGAGCAGGCTACCCGAGATAAGAAGGCCTTTAAAAAGGCCATGCTAAAACCACAGATGGAAGTTGATAAGTATCGAAAGGCCATCAAGACGGTAGATGAGCAAATTGACCAACTACAAGAATTACAGCGAATGGCAATGGGTGATCAAGAACAAGTTGATACTGAGTTCTTTCACTTCAAAATGGGCACCGTTAACCCTAGTACGTCTCGTAACTGGAACCTTGAACGAGATAAGGACGCGACACCCAAAGAGCTTACAGCAGTCTTTGAACGTTTTGACGATACCTTGATTAAGACGTCCCGGAGTGTAAACGAAACGGAGATTAAGAACCGACTAGCAAGTGGAGAGCTCTATGTAACCCCTGATGGGAAGATCATGGACTCAAACCTTAAGGCTCTGCCAGGATACTCTGGATCACTCAAGAAGCCCAAAATTTCCGTAAAAGCTAAGGAGGACTAAGGATGAATGAGAAGCTTAATCTGATGCAGAAACTTAATGAGGCTGCTAAGTCAATTGGCGCGGTTCATAAAGACGGTAAGAATAGTTTCCAGAACTATGAATTTCAATCCGAAGGAGCTATCAAAGCTGCGGTTGAGCACGCAATCCAAGGTGTTGGAATTCGAATTATCCCGAATTACGAGATTATCAATCAATATGATAAAGCCAGCAAGAAGGGCGGTTCAAACCACTTTGTTGACGTCATGGGGACGTTCTTAATCACAGACGGTTCAGAGTCACAGACAGGTTCAATGCCCGGAAGTGGCCAAGATAACGGTGAGAAAGCGATAGCTAAAGCTTGTACAAGTGCTCAGAAGTACTTCTACAAACAGCTTTTTAACATCACTGACCAGGAAGAAGATCCAGATACAACTAACAGCAATGCAACTGATGGTGAGCCGCTTATTGATAGCCAGCAAAAGAACCGCATAGACAGACTGTTTGAGGCTCTGGCGGGAGTGACAAACAAGGATAAGGAATTTGTTGCTAAAGCTTACCTCAAGAAGGTTGGCAGCGTTGATAAGCTGACACACAGTAGTGCTAACACGTTAATTGAGTTGGTTACTAATAAATTAAATTCGTACGTTGACAAGGAGGACCAATCAGCATGAGACAAATCACTATTTCGGGAAACTTAGGTAAGGACCCCGAAGTGCGACAAACGCAAAGCGGTATGCAAGTTGCTAACTTTAGTTTAGCAGTAAGGCAGAATCGCCCGGATGATCAAGGCAACTATGGCACTGACTGGTTTCGATGTGCTGTCTGGGGTAAGCGGGCTGGAACGATTGAGCGATATTTCCATAAAGGCAATCATGTTTTGGTAACAGGCACGTTTGAAGTTGATGAATACAACGGTCAAACACAGTTAGGAGTCAACGTCACAGACTTTGACTTGCCCGAACGAATGAGTAATCAGGGCCAGCAGCAACAACCGTCACACAAGCAAGCGACACCAAGTGCTAGTGACCAAATCACTATCAGCGACGACGATCTACCATTTTAATCAACTAATATTCGAATTGGCTTGAATGCAGCAGTGACTGAATACACCGGGTGGGTGTGAGGCCCACTAGTAAGGACAGGAGGTGCGAAATGGCCCGTCCAATTAAGAAGGGAATTGACTACTTCAACTTAGATGTAGATTTTCTGCGTGACATTAAGGTCCGTAAAATCATGCGTGCTTGTGGAAATCAATCGATTGCTGTACTAATCTGCCTGCTCTGTAATATTTATCAAGATGAAGGGTATTACATGACGTGGGATGCTGATATGCGGTTCTTGGTGGCTGATGATATTGGTGCCAAGGAAAGCGCAGTACAGGACGTGGTTTTGAAAGCAAGTGAGGTAGGGTTTTTCGACGCTGAGATGTTCAAGCAAGAAAAAATCTTAACGTCTGAGCGAATTCAAGAGAACTATAAATTGGCTTCTCGACAGAAGAAAGATAGCTCGATTCTTAATCAGTATCGTTTGCCACGGGTTTCCAATGCTGATAACTCCGTTTCCAACGCTGGAAACGGAGTAAACAGTGCTGACAATCCACATAGTATATCAGAACAAAGTAAATCAAATAATAACAAAACAAATAAAACCAAACCGCGTGATCCTCGTGACCGCATCCAGCAAGAGTTTACCGAACAGGTTTGGTCAATCTATCCAAAAAAGCGTGACTTTCAAAAGGCTTATAACGCGTATTATGCGGCCAAAGTTGAGGGAGTTAGCTTAGAGACCATTGTTGCCAAGATTAACGAGTATAAGGCTTACTTAAAGCTACATGGCACGGGTGAGTACTATACCAAAAGTTTAGATAATTGGCTCGGTGGCCGTGGCTGGATGGACGAGTACGATATGACGCCGCCTACGCAACCAGCAGCTGGTGGTAGCAACCAGACATCGAAGGAGGCGCAAACCTATGTCAGAAACGACTTCTAAGAGTGCGCGAGGGATTAGCTTTCCTGAGCTACAGCGATTAAAGACCAGCGACCAAGTTTGCCCCCGACATGGGGTGAATATGGTTTACATGCAGGGACACCAGCCATTCTGCATGGTATGTGCCAAAGAAGCAATTGAACAGCAAAACCACAAGATTATTGATCATGCCAATGATTACTGGCATAAGCGCCGAACCTCTGACGTGTTGGCCATGGACTCGATATTCGATGATCCGACCTTGATGGATGCCAACTTTGATAATTTCCGCCCGAACAGTTCGGAGTCAGCGAATAACCTAAAACTGGCACGGAAGATTGCTGGCGAGTATTTAAACCCGAAAACTACGTACAACACGATATTGACAGGTCTGCCGGGGCGCGGTAAGTCACATTTGGCCTTATCAATTGCTAAAGCGGTAAATGATCACGCAGATAAATCTATGGCCTGTCTATTCGTTAGCGTAAATGAATTGTTCCGGTTAATCAAAAGCAGTTTCGGCCATCCTGACAGCCGTTATACCGAACAGAACATGGTTCAGCTACTAAGTGATGCAGACTTGCTTGTACTTGACGACTTAGGGTCAGAAGCGACGTTCCAAAGCCATCAAAGCAAGAACCGAAAGGAAGCCAGCGATTATGTGCAAAATGTGTTGTTTGGCATCGTGAATAATCGCCAGCGAACCATTATCACGACCAACTTAGGTAGTGCCGACTTGGCTAGCGTTTATAATCCAAAAATCATTTCGCGTCTATATCGTGGCATCAATGGGCACGTCATCAGCTTTACGGCGGCGACCCCAGACAAACGGGAGGTATCGTTCTAATGTGTGAATGTAACGGAACAAAAATTGTACATGTTGAGATTATGAAAGGTGTCTGGGTTGTACAGCCATGCCCTAACTGCACGAATGAGATACACGCTCATTACGAACAAGAGCTTGAAAGGAAGTTAGCCTATGACAAGTAAAAGAGGTGAGCGCATGAATGAATTGATTAAAATCACTGAAAAAGATGGGCGGCAGTTGGTGTCTGCCCGGGATCTATATAAAGGACTTCAAATTGCACAACGCTTTAGTCGCTGGGTCGAAAATAATTTTTCTTTGTTTGATGAAGGGGTCGATTTTGACAAGTGTACATCAAGTACGGTTGTCAACAATGGGGCCGTGCGGGAAATTGACGATTATGTTATTACGCTTGACATGGCTAGGCAATTAGCAATGATGGTTAGAAACCAAAATGGTAGCCGTTATCGTAATTATTTACTAGCTGTTGAAAGGCGCTGGAACAGCCCAATGGAGGTTGTCAAACGTGGATATAGTTTTCTGATGAGGGAAAACGAGCAGCTGAAACTGGAGAATGAACAGCTGCAAGGGCCAGCTAGATTAGGCCAAGCAGTTTCAGGCTCAGACGATTCTATCAGCGTTGGTAATTTTGCTAAGGTATTACGCCAGCGCGGTATTAAGACTGGTCAAAACCGCTTGTTCGATTGGCTAAGAACTCATGGCTACCTAATAGCGATGGGGAAACGTTACAACTCACCGACCCAACGAGCGATGGAACTGGGAATCATGGAAGTGAGAGAAACCGTGATCACCACTAACCATGGTTCAAAGACACGCTTTACGCCCCTAATTACGGGCAAGGGGCAGCAGTATTTTGCTAATAAATTTTTGAAATCGAAGTCAATGGTCAAAGAGGGGTGAGTGCATGACTGAAACACAGGTGCTAGTAATTAACGCTAATCTACCCGATATCGATCACCCACTAGCAATCGGGCCAGAACCGGAAATGTTTAAGCTCGCGCAACATAACTACAAATCTGGTGAATGGCCGTTTCCAGTTAGACTGGTGAAGCCTGGGACTAAGGTAAGCAGTGATGAAGCTTACTTAGCTAGTATGTTACCAGATCCCCAAGCTGAGGAACGTGAGCAAATTAGAGCTATTCGCCGTGCTCATCGTGATGGTAACCATACGATAAGGGCGTTGACCGATGAGACTGGCTATATTAGTCAGCGGGTTAGCTATCTAGTGCACAAGTACAGTTTGCCGTTGCGAAACGGCTACTGGCGTGCTGAAAAGTACGACAATCCCAACGAAATTATTACTGGACAAACAGTTGATTTGCTAGGTGATAAGATCGACGCCCCAGCTAGCTCGATAAGGCAAGCAAGCTACTCAAATGGCATTGTCTGTGGCTACTACATTAGCCGGGTGCCGAAAGTATGAGCAAAGTTGTGATTAAGGGCGAACTACCTAGCTTAAATGAGTACATCAAGGCTGAACGGGCCAATCGGTATGCGGCAGCTAACCTAAAGAAGCGGTACACGGCCTTATGTAGTGTATATGCGCGGGCTAGTCATAATTCCGGGGTCGAGTTTACATGGCCTTGCAAGCTCAAATTTACCTGGTACACAAAGAACAACCGAAAAGACGCAGACAATATCGCGTTTGCTAAAAAGTTTGTGCTGGACGGCTTTATGAAGGCTGGGCTTTTAGGCAACGACAATCGAAAGCACATCACAGGATTCCAGGACGAATTTGCAGTTGATAAACGAAATCCGCGAGTAGAAATAGATGAAATTACGGAGGACGAAGATGCCTAAGCACACTAAGAAGCGTTCAACGATTAAACGGAAGCACCGGCGAATGAAGCAACATGCCGAAGCAAATAAAGATAGAGCTTTAGATGGCAAGCAATTATCCAAGGAATATGAGCCATATAACGCAAACGGGCGTTCAGGGAGGATTGAAAATGAGCACTAAAAATAAAATTGGCTTTGGAATAATTATCTGTCTTTTAATTGTGTTTGCTGTGGCATCTATAGTCGATATATTTATTGAAGGTGGAATAGTTGCATTAATAGTTTACCTGACTATTGTTTCATTGTGTATTACAGGATTGGTACTAGCGGCTTCGTAGGATTGAAACTAATCAAGGAGATGGCGACGATGATTAAGTTTAGAGTGTGGAGTAAAGATCTAAGCAAATATCGTAAACTAGACGATATTAGTAATGACCAAGGTTTAGGTATGTTTTTCGAAGTTCAAAAGGGAATTGGAAGTAATGTAACTTCAATTTGCTATTCCATTAATGACGTTGTCGAGCAGTTTACCGGCCTGAAAGACGTGAATGGCAACGAGATTTATGAAGGCGATATTTTAGAAAATCGGAAGTATCGTTCAATTGTTAAATTTGCTAACGGTAAATTTTTAGCTGATGTAGTTGGAACTATCAGCAGATTTGACCTTATAGGTGAAACTCACGGTTCAAAGGTTATTGGCAACGTGCACACTAACCCGGAGCTATTGGAGGATAACGAATGAAAACTTTTAAAGTAGCGAACCACTGGTTTAATGACAGCGGCAATGTTGAGATTGTCTTGCTAGTACCACTTGATAAGAGCAAAGAGCTTAGAAACGATTTATTCTGGTATGACGGTAATAATCGGCCGTTATGGTCACGTGGAACTGAACTTACTGACAAAGACGTTTTGGAAACTCACTGTTATAAGCAACGTAAAATGTCATCAATTGATGACATTCCTAATGACTGTTTTATGTCTATGACTTAGGAGGAAGACGAATGACTGGCACCGAATACGCCAAAGCAATTCAAATGAAAGCCACGGTTGCCAACCTGGAAATGAACGCGGCACTAACAATTGAGCAACAGGCACAAATTGGCCAGGACTTCATTGCTGACATTATGGAGTTGAGCAATTGCGATAGTAAACAAAAAGCCGCCTACTAGGGCGACCAGTCACAGGGCCACTCGAATGACCGTTGTAAGTATAACATATAAAAAGCGCTGCCAATGCTGACCGCGCTACAACTAATTCCGAATAAGTTAATTATAGCATACGAAAGCGGAGGGGCGCATGATGGGCGAACAGCAAGTTATTTCAGATGAAATTTTTCCACCAATTGACCAGGAGAAAACAATTAAACAGGTGCGGCGATTCTTGGATAAGAAGTTACCGCAAGCAGTTCGGGCGTCCGGCCATTCGGTCTCTGATCTAAAATCGCCTAGTATGGATGGCATGCCTAAGTCGGCCCCAGCTGGTAATTCGGCCGAGGATCGGATTACACGCCGCCTGTATGCAGAGCAGATTGTCCGACAGACTATTCAGGCCATGGCTCGCTGTGATCATGAGTGCCAGGAGATATTAGATCGGCTATATTTGCAAGGCTACAGCGACACGATGTGCTACATGGATATTGGCTACAGCAAGACTCAGTATTTTGACCGCTGGAAGCCATTGGCAATGCTACAGTTCGCGCAGAGCTACTACCTAGAAGATCTGAATATTTATCAAAACCGAACTCAAACCGGACTTTAACCGAACTTTTTCCGAACTCAAGCCGGACTTCATAGCAATAAATTGGTGGTAAATTAGTAGCATAAGGTAATTAAGAAAAGGGTGATAATATGTTTATTTCGTTACGTTTATGGATACATGACTGGTACTTAATCCATATTAAAAAGCCACACTGTACACTATGTGGGCAGGTGGCAACTTTGCAAAACGATGATGGTTCATGGATTTGTGATGAATGTGCACAAGTTATGAATGATCTGGGAATTGAACATGATAAATAGGATATTAGACCATTTCCCAAATGTCGGCTAATTGCGCGGCATCTGCTTGCAATTCAAGCAATTTATTTGTGTTAATAGGCTTGTCATCAAAAATAAGTTTCCCATTTTGAAGATTGAGGACGGCAGCGTTTGCACCAGCTAAATCTGTTTGAGAAGTTGCAGTTCTCATGAGAGTTAACGTGGGACGCATTTTAGTTAAAGTGATTTTATCCTTAGGATTCTGTTTTCGATAAAAGTTTTTAACAAAATAACGCTCGCCATTACAAATCATCCCAAATTCTGGAGAAGCACTTATATTGATCCTGTTGTCATAACTCCAAGAAGCATTTCCTACTTCAAAAAATTGAACATCATGTTTTTTCATGAAGTTGACAAATTTAGTTGCATCTTTTATGAAGTTGGCCCTGCGGTCTTCCTTAGAGTTTTGTGCAGCGTCTAGTATAGAATCAAGTGTGTCTTTGCCTTGTGTGTACCGACGTATAGCAGTACGTAATGGAAAGTAGTAATCCTGTCCGATTGAATACTCATCATTCTTCATGTGACGAACTGCATTGATTTTTGCACTGGTATGAACTTTAACTGAAAAGTTAAGAAATTGACTCAGTGAAATCTTGTTTGACATGTTAATTCACCTCCGTTCAAATATAATAACTAATTATACAATATTTTTTTATGAATGTTAGGTAAGCCACCCCAGCTTGGTAGCCTAACTTCAAGTGGCCTTAGCTCAGTTGGTAGAGCACCTGACTGTTAATCAGGTTGCCGCTGGTTCGAGTCCAGCAGGCTACGTCAATTTTAGGGAAAGGAAGATGAAATAATGAATTTAAAGCATGTAACAACTAAGGAGCTTTCGAAGGAATTAGAATCTCGCTTAGGTATTCAGACCATTAGCTTACAGTTAGAGGAACAAGCAAAAATCACTGTTGGAGACCAGAAAGTATTTAGCTTTGATGGTCCAGCAGTGATCATTGTCAATATGGATTAGTTTATGCGCACATATGGATGATGTATGATAGAAGCATGGAAGTAACGGCCTTTAGAACTGGCATTCATTAGGCCTTGATACTCGTCAGATGTGACATCACTGTACAGATAGACGCCTCCACTGTTAAATACAATTTCTAGCTGTTGAGTGTTTGAGTTATACCCAACTTCTGATAGGTCTCTAGAAATAACAGGAATTAAATTCATAATATGACCTCCTTTCTATAAATTAAGTATAAGCATAACTGAATTAAGTACCATTATTAAGCAGATATGATCTAATTGGCAAGATGGCGGTCTCCAAAACCGTCTATGTTGGTTCAAATCCAGCTATCTGTGTAGCCGGCGGATTTATAAGGGGTGATGCGCTCCTCTCTGCCGCCGGCATTAGTCTTCGTGTTTAACGTCGGCCGTTGAATGCGAGTATCGCCGTGGGCTAATTGGTAAGTCACAATGGGATGTAGGTTCGAGGCCTACCAGCGATATTGTTATGTGATACAGCACCCAATGGGAGTTGACCGCATAACGCGTGCTTGTGGCGGAATAGGTAGACGCTTATTGGACTGTATGGTACTCATGCGATACAGCAAGAGAGATACTCATATTTTATGTAGGGTGCAAATCCCTACCAAGCACATAACTGGCGCAATCAAACTGGCCACCAGATTGCATGCAGAAACATGCGCGCTGTGGTATTGTATATAGATACTGAAAGCGGGCTTTGGCTCCCTCAGGTATTCTCAGTAATCCTTCAAACTGCTCTCGCTTATTGGCGGGAGTTTTTTGATACATAAATTTAGGAGTGACGTCATGGCAGTAATGATTCACAGCAAATATGGGTACGAGCCGCCAGAGTGGGTTCAGGCTGATGCCAGGCTAGATAAGTGGTGTAAGGATAAGAAGTGTCGTGCTAAACAGCATGGCGCTTTTAGTTTGGAAAATAAAACTAAGCCGGTATATCAAGTTTCACAGGACGATGGATTTAATTCGGAAAAGAAAGGAAATTGAGCAAATGGTACATCATTAGTACCATTGTTAAGGACATCTTACTCAAGCGTTAGACGCTTAAAATATCAATTAACGGAGGTGTGGTGGTATGTAATGAAACGAAAGTTAACGCCAAAACAGCAAAGGTTTGCCGACGAGTATATCAAGTCTGGCAATGCTGCTGATGCGGCTCGTAAAGCGGGATACAAAGAGAATACTGCAAGGGTAGCCGGTGCTCAGAACTTAACAAAACTTAACATCAAAAAATACATTGATGAACAGATGAATGAGATAGCTTCCAAGCGCATTATGGACGCCACAGAAGCCGTTGAGTTGCTTACTAGTATCGCTAGAGGTGAAACTAAAGAAACGGTTTATATTGGCACTGCTGAAGGCGTGTATGAGAAACACAAAGAAGCTGACTTGAAAACACGGATAAGCGCTACTAAGGAAATACTGAAGCGTTATCCGGATAACGATAAGCTTGTTGAACAACAGATTCGTAAGCTCAAAGCTGACGTGCGTATTGCCACTGCAAAGGCTCGTATTGTTGAGCATCAAGCTGATGAACTAGAAGGTGCTGGGCGTATTAATCCATTATTATCGGCATTGGCCAAGGGCGCACAGAGACTAGTATCGGAGGAGGAAGAATACGATGCAAACACCGATAGATAAGATTAGCTACGGTAAGAAGCAAGCAGAGTTCATCTTTTCACCGTTTGATCACTTGTTCGATGTTAATGAAGGTTCAATTCGTGCGGGCAAGACCGCAGCGGATGATGCCCGTTTAGCACTGTTTTATTTGGTAACAACGGACGAGAACCATTTAGTCAGCGCTTATAACCAGGAACTGGCTTATAACCTGTTTATCGAAGGCGATGGCATGGGACTAGCCTATATATTTGATGGTGCTAGTCATTTGAGACGTGATCGCGGTGGCGACCATCTAGCTTTAGACCTACCGAGTGGGAAAAAGAAGATTTACTTCAAAGGTGGGGCCAAGTCAAATAGTGCGAATGCTATCCGTGGGATGTCATTAGGGTCAGTCGCGTACTCTGAAATCAACTTGTTAAACCGCGAGTTCCTTGACGAAACCTTTCGGCGGACGGCCGCAGCTAAGTATCGTTATCATCTTGCTGACCTTAACCCACCGGCACCACAAGACCCAATTATTAAATTTTTTGATGAGCGCGATGCGCACTGGTTACATTGGCGTATGTCTGATAACCCAGTGATGACAACCAAGCGTCTGGCTGAGATGGAGACACAGCTAAAAAAAATCCATATCTGTACAAGCGTGATTGGTTAGGATTAAGAGTCATGCCACAGGGAATTATCTATGACCAGTTTGACCAAGACGGTATGACTAACCATATCTTAATTGGGCAGCCAGTAGAAATGTACTTTACTGGTGATGCTGGTCAAGATGATGCCACAACAATGAGTTGCAATATTGTTACCCGCGTCCGGAAACCTGATGGGCGTTTTAAGTTTGTTCTAAACCGTGTTGCCAATTATTATCACAGTGGTACGGAGACCGGACAAACAAAGGCAATGAGCACGTATGCCACAGAATTAAGAAGATTTATTTTGTGGTGTGTTAACACATACCAACTGCACTACTCGATGGTGTTAGTGGATCCCGCTTCATTGGCATTACGACAAGAGCTAATTAAGGTTGGCGTTGAAGCTGGTAAGGCGGATAACAACGGGCATGATCATGTTGGTAACTCTAAAGGAATTGAAGTCGGCATTCAGCGGCAACAATCATTGATTGCAGATGGTCAGTTTGTCTTAGTTGATACGCCTGATAGTGGACTAGCAAACCAGAGCTATGATAATTATCACTTTGTTAAAGAACTTGGTATGTATGTACGTGATGAAACAACCGGTAAGCCGGTCGATGCTAATAACCATGCAATGGACGAGTGCCGATACGCTGCTAATTACTTTACGAAGAAATACAAGGGAGGTTACTAGCCTTGTTTAACAGAATACATGATTGGATAAAGGGGGTGTTAGTCAAAATGGGATTAGCTACTGAGTTGCAAAGTGTCACTGATCATAAGAAGGTAATGGCGGATGATACTCAGTATGGATTGATTGCTAAGTGGTTTAGTATTTATCAATCAACGTCGGAATGGTTGAAAATACAAAAAAAGCTACCCGACGATTCTTACTTGAATCGCAAGAAGATGTCATTAAACATGGGACAAGTTGCCGCCAAGAAGATGGCAAGTTTAGTATTCAATCAAAAGGCTGTCATTACTGTTAGCCCAAAGAACGCGAAGAATCCTGATGATCCCTCATCGCCAGATGATTATCAAACGATTGAGAATCAGTTCGTACAGCAAACCTTGAAGGACAATCATTTCTATAATAATTTTGAACGTTACTTAGAATATATGTTCGCAACTGGTGGTATTGTGATTCGTCTATATACCGATCGTGGTAAAGTTAAGATTCGATTTGCTACCGCTGATGCATTCTATCCAATCACGTCAGATGCTAATGGTGTCAGTGAAGCTGTCATTGCCTCCAAGTTCATGAGTGACAGTCATTACTATACGTTATTGGAATGGCATGAAGAAACAGATACGGACTATGTCGTGACTAATGAAGTCTACAAGAGCACGACCAATAGCAATGATGACTTGGGTGTGAAAATTGATGATTGGAGTAACTTGCCGGATGCATTCAAAAACATGTCACCGCAGCCAACTAGGTATTCCAAAAAGCTTTATTCACGGCCGACGTTTATCTATTTAAAGCCAAATTTAGCTAATAACTTGCACATTGACAGTCCATTGGGTATTCCTATCTACGCTAACGCCATAGACACATTGCGCCAGTTAGATGAAGCCTATGACTTGTTATTTCAAGAATTTGTCAAAGGAAAACGGCGTATTGCCGCACCAGCAAATCAATTGAAACGTGAAGTTGACCCACAAACCGGTAAAACACGGTATTATGTTGATTGGAGTGAAGATGTCTACATGGCATACAACACGACAATGAGTGGCGGTGATGGTGAGTCAGCGAAACCGACTGATATTACATTAGGACTGCGAAATGAAGCAATTGTGGCTGGCATCAATGATTTGTTGCATTTCTACTCTTCACAAATTGGTTTCAGCGCAGATATGTTTACGTTTGACAGCAAACAGGGTGTTATCACAGCGACAGCGGTAATCAGTGAGAATAGTGATACGTATCAATCCAAAAACAGTCATGAAACGTTGATTGGAGAAGCAATTGAACATATTTGCCAGATTATTGTGGAGCTGGCTAAAAATGATTCAGGCGTACAATATTCAGGTCAAACAGATATTGATATTTCTGTTAACTTTGATGATTCGATTGCCAAAGACCGAAATGATAATCTGGATTATTACATGAAAGCTAATGGCAATCACCCCGTCATGACACAACTAGAAGCAATCAAGCGCGCCAATGGAATTACTGATGTTGAGGCTCAACAGGTTCTTGACCAAATCAATGCAGAAACAGCAAATGCTGAAGGTGCAATTGAAGATGTTGTCGGTGGTAACGGTAAAGATGGTGAGGGTAATGCTTAAACCATGGGATTTATCGGGTTATTCGGATGAAGATGCTAACAACTATGCTAATGTTGAAGATTTGATTTGGTCTTTCATTATCAGCCTGATAGGAAATGAAGCATCTAAACATGATGATGCCGATAATGAATGGATAAACGAATTACTTAATCATGCAGATGATGTTAGGCAATATGCTGCTAAAATAACTGTCTCACCTACACAGCATGCGTCTAAGCAATTGCACACAAGACTTAGTACAATTAGTCAAGATAATGTCAAACAAGCTGAAAAGTGGCTTAAAAAGGTTACTGGAAAGCAAGTGGATTCAATCAAGGATTCGCAACAGTTTAAGCAAGTTGTTGATGACCAGTTAACAGAGACGGATAATTATCTGAACCTTGCTAGACGTAATATGAGCGCTAATGCGTATCAGATGTTTAGGGGAATTGTTGGTGATGCAAGGCGGTCAATCGACAGTGGTACAACTGCTATCAAAGCAATGGCTAAAGCCAGTGAGCAATGGGCAAAACAAGGTGTACCCGCACTCGTTGATAAGGCTGGTCGAAAATGGTCACCAGATGTCTATGTGCGGACAGTGGTTAACTCAAGTATTAATAGTGCTACGAATGATACAGAGTTACTTAGGTATCGCCAGTATGGTTCGTTAGTTAAAGTTAGTTCACATATTGGATGCCGTCCAAGCCACTTACAGTATCAAGACCATGTTTATTCTTTGGACGGTAATACAGACAAGTATCCAGATTTCGAATCAACAACGGGATACGGTACGATTACTGGCATTGGGGGCATTAATTGCCGACATTATATGATTCCATATATCGAAGGCTACGGTTCAATGCCAGTGTCACAGCAGTCAGATGATGACAATGCTGCTAGGTATCAATTAGAACAAACTCAGCGACGACTTGAACGTGAGGTGCGAAAAGCTAAGCGTAAACTGATAGCAGCTAAAAAGTTTGGCGATCAAAGTGATATTACGGCTGCACAAGAATTAGTGAGCCGTCGTCAGTCAGTTACTCGTCAGTTTGTTAACAAGCATGGGCTAGTACGTCAATACAATCGAGAAAAACAGTAGTGCCCTTAGCATGGCGTTAAAAGGCTTATTTTTTATACCTTAATTTAGAGAGGAGTAATAAATATGGCAGAAGATAATCCAGTTCCAACACCTGAACCAGTGCCGGTTACTGATCCAGTACCGACTCCTACGCCAATTGATACTAAACAGGTAGCCACAGAAGCGCGTGCCGAATTATTAAAGTCACTTGGGTTCGATAACGAGGATGACTTGAAAGGTGTCGTCGAACAACATAATAAAGATGTGGCGGCTAATCAGAGTGCATTGGAGGCTAAATCTGGTGAGTTAGACAAGGCTACCAGTAAACTTGCAAAAGAAACTAGTCGTGCTGACACTGCAGAAGCTCAAGTAGCTGCTCTTAAACAAGGAGTTGATGCTGATCATTTGAGTGACGCGTTGGCGCTCGCTAAGGCCGACTTAGCAAGTAAAGCTAATGGTGTGAAAACAATCGATGAAGCTTTAACTGGTGTCTTAGAGCGTAACCCAGCATTTAAGGGTGCAGAAACAGTGCAAGGAACAGCCGTTGCTGGTCAAAACCTTAGTGGTGGCCAAGGTAACGTTGCAGTGCCAGATTTGTCAAAGATTAGCTACGGTGAAGCTGCAAAGCTGAAACTTGAGCACCCGGATGTATACAAGCAAGCTGTTACAAAACTAACAAATAATTAGGAGAAAATAACACATGGCAGATGAAACAACTGTATTAGATAACCTGATTGATCCACAAGTTATGACTGCGATGATTAGTGCTAAATTACCTAAGGCAATTCGGTTTAGTGCTATTGCACCTGTTGACACCACACTTGAAGGTCGACCAGGTACTGATGTAACTGTACCTCGATACAAGTATATCGGAGATGCGACGGATGTCGATGAAGGTGGCGCTATTGATTATGCCAGTCTTTCAACAGATACCGACATGTTCACGATTAAGAAAGCAGGTAAAGGTGTCAAGATTACTGACGAAGCCGCTCTATCCGGATACGGGGATCCAGTAGGCGAAGGTCAGCGACAAATTACGATGGCAATTGCATCTAAGATTGACAATGATATCTTGGCTACTGCAATGAAAGCAAGACTTACGCTAAGTACTGGCGTTGATGTTACGTCTTTGGATATGGTCGATGCAATTGAAGCTGCATTTAATGATGATACGAGTGAATACGCGGTAGAAGATGATTCACCGACCACCGGCGTATTGTTTATGAATCCTAAAGATGTCAATAAACTACGTAAGGCTGCCGCTGAGAACTGGACGCGAGCAACTGATTTAGGTGACAACATCTTGATTAATGGCACATTTGGTGAGTTACTTGGATGGCAAATTGTACGGTCACGTAAAATCAAAGAAGGCTCCGCCTTGGCAGTTAAGCCGGGTGCAATGCGTACTTACATGAAGCGAAATGTTCTCTCTGAAAAGGGTCGCGATATGGATCATAAGATCACTAAGTTTAATGCCGATGAACATTATGGTGTTGCAATCTATGATGACACTAAGTTGTTAGTCATTAATCCATTTGATGTCGAAGGTGGTACTGTTATTAACCAAAACGTAACCAGTACTAAGGATGCTACGGTTAAAAAGTCCAATAAGGGTAAAGCTGTGGCATCTGATACGCCGTCAAAATAATGTCGCCGTCTAATGTCAAAGCAATGCCTACTAATGACGGTGCGAAGATCACAGCAAAGTAGGCAATTAAATTTAGGAGGAATGTAGAATGGCTAAAGTGTTGAAGGCTTATCAAAAGGGCAATGAAACGGCAATTGCGACTGGTGATGCAACCAGTGTGGCAATTACTGGCTTAGCAGCTGGCACAGTTGTCGCTACTGGTGACTATCAGGTTGCCTATGTGGACGGTAGTCAAACGAGTGACAAGTTAGATGTTCCGGGATTTACGGTTCTTGCTGCCAAGCCCGCTGATCCACAAAATGTTAAAGCTGCAGCAACCACTGATGGTGCCAATGTAACTGCTGGTTAGAGGTGATTAGATGCCGATAGTAGATCAAGATTTTTACGCTTACACTTATTTTGGCGAGCAAGTACCAGTAAATATTAATTTTGAACGTTTGGAAATGCGAGCCGAAGAGATGGTCAATCAATACGCAAATTATTATTTCGATTCGCATAGTCTTGATGATTTGCCACTTGATGCTGACCGAATCAACGTGAAAAAGGCTGTCTGCGCTCAGATTGAATGGTTTATTGATTCTGGTGGGGTTGAAGAACTAGCTAACGCTAAACAATCGGCTAAAGGGATTAGTCATGTAACGATAGGCAAATTTAGTTATGAGAAGTCAGCGCCCACAACGCTGCCACGTGGTACGGCACAGCGCTCCAATGCGGCAATCAACTACTTACGACCAACTGGCCTATTGTATCGTGGGGTGCACTAAATGGATGATATTATTGATCCAATTCCCATTGAGTTGTTAGATGATGCTATCAAAGTGACCCCCTGCGACGCTAATAAAGCTAAACAGGATTCATGGACTACCAGTTCAGATAGCGATGGATCTGATGACTACACGATTAGACATGTACGAGTTGAACCTGCAACCTCGGTGTCAGTACAATCTGTTATTGGCAATGCTAGTGTACAGGTCGTTACTGGGGCTTATACACTAATTGTGGATTCAACTAACTCGACGCCACTAGATAGGTTGCCCAAGCTTAACGACAAAGTTGAAGCACAAAGTACTCACCAATCGCTAATCGTGAAGAGTCTTGATCCTATTTATGATTTTGGCACGCATGTTCATCATTGGGAAGGGGTGCTGCAATGACTAACAAAGTAGACTTGTCACCATTAGTTACACGTTTGAATAATCTTAATGTGCTGACAAACCGACTAGCAGATGTGATTGTGCGTGATTCTGACCAATATGTGCCATTTCTAAATGGTTATTTAGCTGGCCATGTATCGAGAATTCAAACCGGTACTGGCGTTACTATTGTTTGGACAGAGCCGTATGCGGCCTATATGTATGGTGGTAAAGTCATGGTGAAAGCACCGGATACAATGGGTCAGCGGAGAGGCTATCACAAAGTAGTGACGAGTCGGCCTTTGAATTATAACCACACTAAGCATGCGTTAGCGCAAAAAGGTTGGGTTGATAAAGCCTATTTGGTTAACGGTCACAATTGGGCAGCACTCGTGGCACACGGATTGGGGGCGACGTAGTGAGTCAAGTTGACCTTGATTTGAATGTCCGGGTTGCTGATTATATTAGTGCTAACGTTAAGCTGTTTGATACGTTAACACTTGGCAATGACTATGCTCCTGGAATGTCACTGAGTTATACATTGCAACCCGCTGGACCGGCAACGCGATATTATGACGGTCGCCGCCGTCGTAGTTTTGCATTTGCAATCACTGCTAAACATCCACACGGAATTGTTTGTATTAACACTCTCAGTGCCATTATGGACATCATGGAGAATGCAACGCCGATATCAATCAAAAGTGAGAACGGAAGTTTCAAATTCATAAGCGCTAAGATGACAACCTCACCGGAGTTTCTAGCCACTGTTCAGGATGACGATGGTCAAGATGCTCAAAAGTATGGTGTCTATCAAGGCGCTTTTAGTGTACAAGTAATTATTTAATTTAGGAGGAATGCAAAATGGCTGATGCTACAACACCAACAGCTGACCCGAATGACAAAAACGTTCAAGGGTCAATTCAAGAAAACTATTTAGATGAATATTGGGTAGGAAAAACTGCGGCAGATAAGACGACCAACTGGTTATATTTAGGTGATGGGATTACCACTGTAACGCCTAAGTATACTGATAAGAAAAAGTCCGCTGCCTATTACAATGGTGGTGGTCAAGAACGGCAAACAGTTACTGGGGTAACGTCATCGTATGATATTTCTGGTGATCGTTCAATTGGAAACCCAGCCCAAGATGATATTGCCGACATGAAGCAAAAAACTGGTGGCTTACGTGAACGGATGTTCCGTAAAGTCCAATGGGTACAAGAAGAAGATGGTTCATTAACACCTAATGCAATCGAATCAGGTATGGGAACATTCTCTGACATTGATGATGGTGGTGGCGCTGCGGACGATAACGGCAGCTTCAAGGTAACGATGACGTACAATGCTACTCCCACAGTAATCAAGGCAAGCAATCCTACTGATATGCAAACTGCATTGAAGGATACACCTTGTCAAAATGCGATTATTTTGGGTGTTAAGGCTAATATGCCAACTGACAGCGGTAATCCGTCAAAATAACAGCGCCATCAAATGTTCAATCATTGCCTACTAGCGATGGCGCTATTGTAAAGAGTATGTAGGCAAGTGACGGAGCGATCCGTCATACATAGCATTAAAAATATTAGGAGGTACCAGCATGAGTGATGTAATTAAATTAGAGGTTCCTAGTGACAGTATGACTTTTGAAATTGGTGATAAGAGTTACACGGTGAGCTTTGCGGATAAATCATTTGCTGTTTTTACAGATCAATATAATGATATTAAAATGGCTGAGGTGAAATTACAGCAGGAGTTACATCATCGATCAGTTGAGTTAACTGATAAAGAAGCTCAATTGGAAAAAGATATGATTAATGAACCAATGACGGCGTTAGATCATAAGAAACAAATCCTACAACGACGCTATTTACGAATGTACGATGATATTCAGAACAAATATAAGCTTGAAGCTAAGGAACGCTTTTATCAATTACTTGATGGGATGTTTGGTAAGGATGCTAGCAAGGAACTATACCATACTTGCAATGATTCCATGGTGGTATTTGCTAAGGTTGTCGCTCAAATCATGATTAACGTAGAACAACATACGGATATTTCTGATTATCGCGACAAGTACTTACAGTCCATTACAGAATTGCGGAAGAATGAACAATGAGTTTTACCGATATAAACACTAACAGCATCGTATTTCGGAAACATCGGTATCGTTTAGACCTTTCATTTCGCATGGTGTTGCTCTATTTTAAAGCGATTCGGGATGAAGGTCTCACTATACCAGAGCGTGTAGAGGTCAGCTTAAAAGCGCTGGTATTGGACGATACGAGCAAGCTACGTTTTGAGGACAAGGGTCAGTTACTGTCTGAAATATTTAATACAAAAATTAATAATGACCGCGATCGGGTTCGAGCCAAGGTACTCAAATCTGGTAAGCGGTCTTTTGATTTTGATGAAGACGAATCGTTAATCAAGGCTGGGTTCCAACAACAATATGGTATTGATTTAGACCGAGATAGTCTCAGTTGGGAACGGTTTACCACTATGTTGGATGGTCTTAATGAAGATACGCAATTTAAAAAAGTTGTCAGGTTTCGACTGACCAAGGTTAGTGATGATATGGATGCTGATACGCAAACTTATTTAAAGCAAATGAAGCTGATTTATGGATTAAAGCAAGCCCACACCGATGGTGATGGTAAGCTGACACCAGATGAACTATCTATCGAGCTGGCTAATTTAGATATGCCGCATAAAGCGTTACGGATGAAAGAGCTACGGGAGCAAGGGAAAATATAGAAAGGATGTGTGTAGATGGCTGATATTGCTGGTAGTGTCAAGATTAATGTGGACTTAATCGCTAAAAAGGCACTTGCGCAAGCCGAAGTTCTTAAGCGAACATTTAAAGACGTGGATGTTAGCCCGAAAGCAGCTGCCAATTTAAAAGTGTTGAATCAAGGGTTAGAGACAACTGCAGCCAGCTATAGTAAGCTATCATCCGCTCAAGAACAAGCAGGGCTGCACATGTCTTCTCAAGTTTCTAAGTTGAACTCTTATAAAGCACAGTTGCAAGCTAACCGACAAGAGATGACAGCAACAGCTGGTGAAATTGGTCGTCTGTCACGAGCAGAAGGTGATAATTCTGCTCAAGCAGTAGCGGCTAAAAGCAAATATGCTGCCCTTGAACGTGAACAGCAAGCTCTGGTTTTGTCAGCAGGCAAGTTGCAAAAAGGTGTTGGTGCATTAACACCTGAAATGGCTGCCGCAGCTGACAAAGCCATGATAATGGGTACTAAGATACAAAATGCTGGTGAAAAGATTAGCTCTCTTGGAAGTAAGGCCACTATTGGTTTTACAGTACCTATTGTTACAGCGCTAGGTGTAGCAACTAAAGCCGCTTCCGACTATCAGTATCAATTAGCTGATATCCGTAAGGAAGTTGTTGCACAAGGATACTCTGCTAGCCAAACAAGCTCAATTATGAAGAATCTATCTTCAGACACATTAAAATGGTCCAAAGAGTTTGGTGTTGGTACCAAAGAAATCAATGATGGTATGTTTGAATTGGTTTCTAATGGTTACAATGTCAAACAAGCCATGGGAATGATGCCAGAGTTGTTAAAGACTATGACAGCTAATTCTGATCAGTCTGGGGAGTCTATTAAACTGACTGCATCTATGCTTGAGCAGTTTGGTCAGAACTTGGGTTCAAACAGTACTGTAATCAAGAATGGTAACAGCCTGATGAATCAGATGACTGAAGCCACCCATAAGTCAGCCATGTCATTAGATGATTTGAAAGAAATTAGTGGTAATGCCGGTGCTGCAATGCACGCCATGGGCGTTAAAACATATGAATTTATGGCAATTGCAGGGCGCTTAAAGTCTGCTGGTATTGACGCTAGTTCTGTTGGTACGGGGCTGTCATCATTGATGACACGAGTTGGAACAGGGACAGGTCAAGCAGCTAAGGATTTAAAGAAATACAATATTCAAGTATTCGATAGTAAAGGCAAAATGAAAGACGTCTTTGATATTCTTGGACAAATGCAGGGTGCCTACCAGAAGATGAATGATAAGCAGCGCCAGTCATTTATGTATAACGTTGTTGGTCAAGAAAATATGAAGGTTGGTATGACCTTGATGGACGCTAATCTTGACCGGTACAAATCGTTATCTAATGAGATCGAACACAGCAATGGAACCGTTGATAAATACAACAAAACCATGCGTAACACGAGTCAGTTCACCATGGCCCAATTTAAATCTAGTTTAAACGCTTTAGAGATTGAATTTGGGCAGAAATTCCTACCAACCCTCACGCCCATTATTCGTGAGTTAAAGAATATGCTAGACCGTTTTAGCGACTTAGATCCGGCAACGCAGAAGCTAATTCTTAATACAGGCTTAGCTGTTGCAGCTGGTGGTCCATTGATTAGCATGTTTGGAAAATTGACCTCTGGTGTAGGGCTACTAACTAGTGGATCTATGAAACTATTGGTTGGTGCTGCTAAACTATCACCGTTATTTGGCACTTTAGTTAAAGATGGCGGTGCGGCCAGTACTGTCATTGCTGGCCTTAGTGGTGGCGCAGAAACAGGTTCAGCATCCTTGTTAGGTTTAGGCGGGTCAGCATTAGGTACAGTTTCAGGATTGGGCGCATTGGCTGCGGCTGCCGCCCCGGTCGTGTTAGGTGTAGCAGCTGTGGGGACAGCAACTTATTTTGCGATTAAAGCCGGCAAGGAGCATAGTGACCAGTTGAAGCGCCAACGTGCTTCGATGGACGAATATGGTGCCAATATTAGTAAAAACTCGCAAAAAGCAATTGGCTCGTTTAATGAACTACATCAAAAAGCCAAGAATGATATGGCACTATTGGACACTGCGGTAGGTAAACAGTCTAAACAATTATCTAGCGATGTGGTTACTAAATACAGTAAGATGGCTGATTTGGTTGAACAACAGTTTTCCAAGACTAAAAAGGCTGGGATGGACGCACTATCCGACTTATCTAGAAGTTTTGGAAGTGCTGGTAATAGCTGGGTAACGCAAGTCGAAAAGGGTGTTGATAAGCGGGCTGATGGGCAAACTAGTAAGCTTGAAAAAGCTAAAAAAACGATGGAGAGCATTTTAAAGTCAGTTGACGGTGACTTCTCTAAGTTGTCTGCTACTCAGAAGGCCAAGCTAAATGAGGCTGAAGCTTACATTGACTCGCAAGTCTCTGCCTTTGGTATGGCTTATAAAGACCAGCAAGCGTTATATAAAGCTTATGTGCAACAACATGGTACTATCACGGATGGCATGTATAAGGCGGACGTAAAGTCAGCAGATTCGGCATATTCCAAGACTTATGGCAAGGCAAGTGATAGTTATAAGAAGAGTCTGTCTGAACTGAAATCACTAAGAAAAAATGACCAAATTAGCAAAGACCAATACGACCAAGCACTTGCCATGCTTGACGCTAAGCGTAACAAGCAACAAACTCAAGCTTCGTTGGAATACATCAAAACTGAAAAGGCGGCTGGCGATGCGTATAACAACAATGGTCGTGAAAGCTTGCGTACTAAGCAAACGCTTGATGATGAATACACGAAAACGATTACCGATGAGAATGGCAAAAAGGAAAAACTTTATTGGGACGATGTCAGCAACAGCGAAGAATCTGCAGCTAAGTGGATTGCGGATCATAAGAAAGACAATCAGAAGTACATTGATGATCAAGTCAACGCGCATGGGACCATTGAAAAGAATATAGCTAAGTTCCAGAAGTCTCAGGAAAAAGCCTATGAAGCAATGGGAATGGATGCTGACCAAGCTGTTGCTCAAGCCAAAGTTGACGCTGATGATTTATTAGCAACCACTACTAAGTCGGGTGCTGAGAATGCCAAAGCGGCCGCTAAAATTCATAGCGACTATATTAAGGCACTGAACAACGGAAGTTTGGGAAGTGCTACGGCAGTTGCTAAGCAATGGGGCCTGGATCTTTCAGACACGACTAGCAAGATTGATCTTGGAAAGTATGGTAAGAAGACAGCTGCTTCGTTTTGGAACGATATAAAATCTGGATCTAAAACAGGTTATGAAGAAGCAAAAGTCTATTTTAATACTATTTTAGCCGACTTGAAGTCACGAAATATTACATCTGCCAGTGATTTAAGCAAATCCACTATGAATGAACTAAAATCTGGCTTGTCTAGTGGCGTATTAACGCTAAAAGAGTTAAAGCCAGTTTTGGGTGATTCCATTGTTAGCTTGTTTCCACATGACCTTTCTAAAGTAAGCAGTCAGGAAATGAAGACTCTAAAGCAAGGTCTCAAAGATGGCGTAATTACATTATCTGACCTAAATGGACAATTCAACGGAAAAATCATGGGGCTGTTTCCTAAAGACTTATCACAACTGGGTAAAGATGACATTTCAACATTGAAGAAAGGTTTGAAAGATGGTTCAATTACAGACTCCGATTTAAAGGGTAAGTATGGCAAACAATATGCCGCTATTTTTAAGCAAGATTTATCTAAGCTAGGTAAGAGCGATATTCAATCACTCAAATTAGGCTTGGATATTGGAATTATTACCAAGAGTGATTTAAAGACACGCTATGGTAAAGCAATTTCTAATATTTTTGATCATAACTTGAAAAAGATTGGGCAAAAAGATATTGATACTTTAGCAACTGGTATTGATTTGGGAATCCCTGGTGCTAAATCTGCATTGAATAAGCTAAAGTCGGCAGTAAAGAGTGGAGCTAAAATCAATATCACTGGCGAAGGGTCATGGACCATGGATACCCTTAACAAGGCTTATGCTGATAAGAAAATTTCAACTGAAAACTACTTGAAAGTATTAGCAGCGATGGTTAAGGGGAAAACTAATATTGATATTGGTGAAAGCGGCCGTAAGACCATGGATAGTTATAACGATGGTATCAACGGTGAGAAAAAGGTACCTATTAATTCAGTTACGGGGACTGCTCAAACCATCAAAAATGTTATGACTTTGGGGCAAAAAGCTGTTGGTGCTGGCCACGATACAATGGAATCATTCAATCAAGGCCTAGTCGATAAAGCTGCCGACCCCCTGAAGTCTGCTGGCGGAGTTGGAAAGGGTGTTGCTCATAACCTTGATCAAGGTGGAGCTAGTGTTAATGCATTATCTAAAGCTGTTGGTGGCAAGAGTTCCTACACAGCAACTGAAAACAAGTTAAGCATAACGACAGGGATACCACATAAAACCGGTACTAATGGTAAAATCACAAGTCCTGAAACTGCAATAGTTGGTGATGGTTATAAGCCAGAATTGATTGATTACGGTAATGGATCATTAGGACTGTCACCGGCTGTTCCAACTGTGACCCACTTGCCTGTCGGTGCTCAAGTCTTTTCAGGTGAGGATACTGAAAAAGCGGCACCAGTCCTTAAAATGATGGGGTTGCCGATGTTTGCGACTGGTTCCGGTGGCAACATCGTTGATTGGATCAAGAACCTATTTGGTGATGCTATGAAGTTCATGGAGCACCCTATTAAGAACTGGGAAAAACTAATAGATTCAAGTTTTGATATGAACCTGTTTCCGGGTGGATCACAAAGTCATTTTGGACCAGATACAAAATCATGGGAAAAGAAACAAACCAATTGGCTAAAGAAACTAGCCATTGAGGGTGCTGGTAATCCGGGTGGTGCTGGTGTAACACGGTGGATTCCGTATATCAAGCGAGCCGCCGCTGCTATGCACGTATCGATGCCGGAAGATGGTATTAAGAAAATTCTCAATACCATCAATCACGAGTCCGGCGGTAATCCGACAGTATTTCAACATGGCTATGTGGATGTCAATACTGGTGTTGACCCTGCTCAGGGGTTACTTCAATTTATCGGACAAACATTCCGGTATTACGCGGTTAAAGGCCATGGAAACCGTGCTAATGGTTATGACCAATTATTGGCGTTATTTAACGATTCAAACTGGTACAACGATTTGATGTGGAATCGCGGTTGGGCGCCCAGCGGTCATCGTCGTTTTGACAAGGGCGGTGAGTCCTATGAAAAGCAATTAGCATGGGTATCTGAGCATAACCAACGTGAGATTCATATTCCGGATGATCAGTCGAATTACAGCAAGTATTTAACGGATCAAGCTGTCAAGATGTCATTTGGTCAGCAGGCTTTTGTTGCTACAAGTGCGGAACAAGCCGCTGGATTAAAGAGTACCATTCCCGTAGATGCTCCTAAGAACGGTGGGCCCGTCGCAGTCAGTGGTGCAGCGGCGAACGGAACTGGTGAGGTATTAGGTATGGTCAAGTCATTAGTGGACGCAATTACTAGCAAGACAGTTAACATCACTGCCAAGCTAGATAACGGCGTCCTTTTTAATGCCCAATATCCGTTAATCAAGTTGGCTCTAGGACAAGACGTTGTCATTGACCGAGCGAGAGGAGGCAAATAGATGGAGTTAGATATTCAAGTAATTCAACAGGATGGCAGTAGCTACTGGCTATCTGATTTGGGTATCCAGGTAGAAAAATTTTCACCGCCCGCACCAACGTTCACTCGAACGTACACACCAGTTGGTAAGTACAATGTAGCTTCATCTGAAACACACACGAGTGAACGTAAAATCCCACTGGTATTTGATGTTAAGACGATTGACTCAGTTGACCAGGAACTAATGCGGTTGAAGCTGTTCGACCTGTTCCGCGGCTACGAGGACTTTTATGTCGTTAGTAGCGTCATTCCGTCAATTCGTTGGCCGGTTCACGCGGATGATGGGTTTAACGTGGACCCGTATGAGGCTTCGCCCATTATGACGGAGGACGTCACAGTAAATTTGGTCGTTACCAGTGGCTTTGGTGAAACCATTAATACCACTAATAACATGAAAGATGATATCCCATTGGGCTTTGATATTCCGTTTACATGTTTGCCGCCATATCGGTTTACCAATCAAAGTGACGTTAAGGTGTTTGTTGGTGGCTCAATTCCGCTGCTAGCTGATGGCAAAACGGCCACATTAACCTTCCATGGCGATGTGGCTAGTCAATTGTCAATCACGAACAAAACTACAGGGCAGGTGTTTCAGTTAAACCAATCATTGAAGAAGTCTCAAACGCTAATTTTATATGGCATGGTTCCAGTCGTAGATGGTGTGAATGTCTACAGCAAGGGTAATCATGCCTATTTGGATTACGTCAAAGGGATTAACGAGCTACAAATTGCTGGTGCAACTAATTATGATTTGGAATTTGATACACGCTATTATGTCTAGGAGGTGCAAGAGTGTTTTATTTACGTGATGTAACGGGCAATGAACTGCCAGTTAATCCAATTTCAGCACAATTGACTGAAACTGTGAATCAAGTGGCGCAGTTGGAATTAACGTTCATTAACACGGTGACGAATGCGTCTGCTGTGGGCATGTTGCAACCACGCACGCTTTTGCTAGATTCTGATAGTGGTGAAGCTTATCGTATTCAGACCATGAATGGATCTAACATCGGTGGTAGTCGCAATGTTAAAGCAACGTTTCTAGGCGCTGTGCACGATTTAAATGACCATTACGTTGAGAAGAGTATAAAGGGATCCCAGTCGCTCGATAGCTGCATGCAGCTAATTACTGAAGGCACTGGTTTTACGTATACGATTCATGATGATTTCAATCATTATGATTTTTCTGAAGATTTCGGTACTGGATTAGCGTTTGATTTATTCTTAAACACTTTGATGTCGGACTTCAATTTCGAATGGACTAGTACGGGCAAGCACATTGATATTTATAAACAAGTCGGTAAGCGTGATGCTTTCGTTTGGTTAGATGGATTGAATCTTAGCTCGTTGACAGATGAGAGTGATTACACGACGATTGCAACTCATATTAAAGGGACAGGTAAGTTAGACGACAAGGAAAAGCCATTGGCTACTGCTGAGTACACGAGTCCTAACGCAACAACGTGGGGTGTAATTGATGCAGAGCCAATTTCTGATGAGCGGTTCACGAATAGTGATTCCCTACTGGCATATTTGAAATCGAAATTACAAGATGTGCCGTTGATTCAACGAACTGCGACATTGAATGATTTCAAGACTAACTCGGTACCTGGAATGATTAATAACAGTGAGGTTGGAAATTACGGCTATATTCGGGATCGTAATGGTGTGGATGTTGAAACTCGAATCAGTGAAACCGTGATTGATTTGGTTACTCCAGCGACGACTAGCGTGACCTTTGGCAATATGACTAAAAGCTTTACACAAATCACCGCGGGATTGCAGACTGCTCATAGTGATTCTGGTAAACAGATCGCACAACTAAAGGCCGGACTTGATGCTGTAGATGGCAATGATTTGATTACTGACACGAGTACACTAGCAAGACTTAATGCATTGGGTGGTGCTGTGAATGGATAAAATGACGGTACAACAGGCTATTAAAATTCTTTCAGTGCAGTTTCCAATTAGCTGGGAGAAGATTGCCAATAAACCAGAGTTAGTTACTAGTGATGACTTGGACCAACGACTAAGTTTAATTGGACAGTTGACGTCACCAGATGGAACGGTATGGGAACCTGCCATTGATAATGACGGGAAAGTGACGTGGCAAAAGAAGGAGGCGGTTGAATGAGCATTAAATTATTCACTAATGAATTATCTGCTGTGTATGATGCTCCGCTACGGAAAATGCTGATATCCAACTTCGTGATAACTCAAGATACTTTCAATGACATACTTGATAATCAAGCTACGATAGATCACCGGCAAAGTGATATTAAAGAGACACAAACTACAATTGAATCAAAAATTCGAGTTCAGGATGAAAATATGCATGAACTTGTTGATATCTTGACTAAGTATGATGTGCCAATTTCAATTGTGGACGGCAAAGTAGTAGAGATTGAGGAAGGTGAGTAAATGATTAGTACGATTACATTAGATACGTACAAACAACAAATTAGTTCGGGCGATGCTTTCAATCTGAGTGATAGCTTCAATGGTCGGGTAGGTGACGAACAGGTTCCATTGGTTGTTCAATTTAAAGAGCGGGGGCTAGTACAACAGTTTAAAGATGGGCTAGTGCCATTTTTGACTGGTTTCGTGGGCAATCTTGATGAAAACGACCAAGTGACCGCTGAAACCGGTGAAGCAGTTAGCTATGTTGGAACCAGCGATGATATTGTTGGTTTAGGCCGAGTTAAGATGAACCTTCCAGGAACCATATTCCCACAGGAAGGTTATTTCTACGGCTTCTTGGGGTTGCAAAATGCTGACGGTAAACGCGTCACGACCTTCAATGTCTGGTTCCACGTCTATAATGGTAACCCGGACATGTTTGTCAATAAGGCGCCGTTTAGAACAGAACTGCAAAAATTGCTTGATGGATCTGAACAGTTGATCAGCAAGACTGATGGGGATATTCAAGCCAAGTTAATTGAATGGCAAAATGCTATCAACAAATTAATTACTGATGGCAACGCGGACTTAGATACCTACAAACAGCGAGTCTCCTTGGCAGAGGATCAGCTTACAGCTTTAGCAGCTAAAATCCAAGCCGGTGGCCTATTCACGCAAGCTGATTTTGATGCGGCTATTCAGCCCTTAGAAAATTTGTTGGTTGGTAAAGTAAACGTTGATGAATCGCTAGATATTGGCGGCAAGCTGTCACGTTCGTGGGCAACCCAAGTTGATGATTTTATCGCTAAGTTACCCGCAGGCGGATTCAAGATGGCAATTGTGTCAGATTCGCATTATGAAGACTTATATGATGAATCTAGTCCATACAGCTATCAATATACGGCGGATGCGTTTAAGCATTTGAATGCCTTTAATCAGTTAGGCAACGCTGTCAATGTCATGATTGCTGCCGGCGATAACGTGAATGGGTTGGATGGTGATGTGCAACATAGCATTGCAGATGGGACAGTTTATGCAGCGAAACTTCTACAAACTTCGACTGCTGCGGATAAATATGTGCTGCTAGGCAACCATGATGATAATTCGCCACAATTGCGTCTAGGAAATATCTATCCTAGTGATGCGATTACCGATGCTGAGTTCAAAGAGATGTATCAGACCGAAGATCTAATCAACGGTGAGAATAGATCAGATGGTAGTCTATACTTCTATAAAGACTATCCGGATGCCAAGATTCGTCTAATTGGTTTGAATAGTTTTGATGTCCCAGAAACGTCAGTTAACGATGACGGGACGGTCAAATTCCCACGTTATCTAATCAGTACGTACTCGCAAGACCAAATCAATTGGTTAGCAAATGTAGCACTTAAGAATATTCCAGATGGCTATCAGATTGCAGTTGTAACGCACGCGCCACTGCCATACGGCTATTCATTGACTAGTGAGGTTAAGATGTACAACCAAACTGTCGTCAAGGGGCTTTTAGACGCTGTGGCAACTGGTTCTAGTTACAGTGGCAAGTCTGATGATGGCACGCCGGCCGAATGTCAGGTATCAATCGCAACGGATTTTAGCTCTCAAGGTGCACGGCCAATAGTCGGATTCTTTGGTGGGCATGTCCATAAAGAAATCATCAAGCCATTGGATCACTTTACTAGTTGTGTTGTTTTGGCAGACGCCAATATTGATCAGACTAATGTGGGGACAATTAACGAACTTGGTGTCACCGTGGTTACGATTGATACGGTCAACCGTAAGGTGATGTTGAATGGATTGGGTCGGGCGACTGATCGGCAATTTACTTACTAATGAGGTGATTTAAATATGGCAAATATAGTTGATAAAATTAATCAGATTGGACGTAAGACGACTGAAACAGCTGCTAATATGATTCCGGCATCAATGCAGAATAATGGCTTGATGACACCCAAAGATAAACGGCTAGTCGATTCTCTTAACAGGCAACGTACCCGAATAATTGAAGCAAAATCGGTCAATGACTTGGAACCAGGGTTCTATTCGGGCGGTGTGATGCTCAAAGATGTGCCATTAATCGATGGATTAACGGGATATAATGAATGGTTTATTGAGGTTAGCAAGGCATTCACTGGCGATAAATTAATTACAGCCACGCAAGTCGCTACAGGCTCAACTTGGCGCAAGGTAATCGACCTAGCACCGACCGCGTTAAGCCACCCAACTGTTTGGTCTAAAGTGACCACAGAAACCATTTTGTGGGCCGGATCGGCTGATTTGGCAGTAGGCACTACATTAACATTGGTAGATGATATGTACAATTACGACGGGTTGATTGTTAATTATAACTTTAATGGGGCCTCAGATAGTGCTCGTTTGCAGGCTGCACGGGTCAATGAACTGACAGGGGTGCCGTCACTACTGTACTTTGACGGCATGAACATGTCGAATACGTTAAGTGATAGTGCGTTGAACATGGACTTTTTTGAAGCTTATTTAGAAAAGGTTGACAGTACCCATCTTAAATTTTCTAGTTTTAATCATATCATTGCCAACTTGGCAAAAGGTACCGCTGCTTATAACGTGGGTAGCGGCGATTTCATGATTTCACGAATTATAGGGGTGAGATAAATGCAATTACTAATTAATAATCAACAAGCTATTATTGGTTATGTGACGGTCGGTAGCGCCAATCAAGGAATTGAATACACAGGCACGTTACCAGATGGCTTTGAGGAAAACTTCAAGCCGTCTTTTTATTTGTTTCAGAACGGTACTGTTGTCGCTAACCCAAACTACGTTACACCAGTTGAGCCAACACCAGATAGTGGGCCAACGGCTGAACAAAAAGCTATTGCGAAACTAACGACTTTAGTCACTGGTTTAATGGCAAAGGAGGCAACTAATAATGCTTGATTTGTTACTGTGGTTAAAAGATTGTGGGTGTAGCCTTGATGAGATTACAGCATCGGCAAGTAATTGTGTAGTGGCAGGTCAGATCACTAAAGATGACTACAAGACGATTACCGGCGAGGACTACGTGTCGCCAACCACTGAATAATAGGAGATGATAAGATTGAAACTCAGAAGTAAACTAGCACTGACTGGAGCAGCCACCATGGCGGCTCTTTTTTTAGGGCTAAATGCTAACGCTGCCCGCATGGATATGGTCGATGTGTCTAATAACAACGGCTACATGTCAACGACAGAGTATGTTTCGATGCGTAATGAATTTGGTGTTAAGGCCCTTACCGTAAAGATTAGTGAAGGCGGTACGTACAAGGATCCGTATGCTGCTAGCAATATCGCTAATGGTCAAGCAGCTGGCTTATACGTCAACGGCTATCACTTTGCCCATTATAAAACTAAGGCTCAAGCAATTGCCGAAGCTGACTTTGCTGGTCAGGCAGCCAAAGCGGCCAGACTACCAGTGGGCGCGGTACTAGCGACTGATGTCGAAGCTGAGGAACAAAACAACCAATCCAAAGCAACCAATGACCGCAACAATGCAGCCTTTATGAAAGAGATTCAGAAGTTTGGTTATCGGGCCGACATTTACACGTCTGGATCATGGGCTAACAACAAGATGACCATCAAGGGCAAAACTGGCTGGATTGCTGCGTACCCGTATGTGGTTAGCGGTAAAAATTGGTATTCAACTAACCACGCATGGCAATGGTCATCAATGGCTAAGTTCCGTATCAGCTATGGTGGCTTTGATGTTAGCCAATTAAATAGTAACTACTATACTGCTAATCAAAAATCAACGGTAAAGCCAACTAATAAAGGTGCAGTTAAGGCCAACAACCGAAAAGCCAATAAAAACATTTACAAGCTAGCTGCCTCAGCCAAGTGGGTCAAGGAAAAGAAAATCTACACACTCAAGACGGCGGTCAAACTGCGCACAGGTGCGTCAACGTCATCAAACGCGATCACTATTTTGCCGGCTGGAACCACGGTCAAAACTGATCAAGCCATTATTCAGGGCGGGTATCGCTGGGTACGTCAGCCACGATTTAATGGTTATGGTTATCTAGCAACTGGCCCGGCAAGTAATACGCTGGAATATGTAAAGAGTGGCGTAACTCACACGTATTACACAGTCAAGTATGGCGACAGCTGGTGGACAATCGCACAACGTAACGGCCTAAATATGACTACGTTAGCTAGTCATAACAGCAAGACGATCTACACCACTATCTATCCTGGCCAGCGATTGGTGGTGCGGTAATTGCATACGCTATTAGGATTAGGATGGGATGAATGGGGATCAATTGTTGCTATTGTTACTAGTATTTGTGTACTAGCTAATTGGATTCTAAATAAGACGGTCCGTATCCCGCTTAACGATTTAGGCAAGCGGCTTAGCCGTTTTACTGATGAAAGTTTAAAAGTACGACAGCAAAACGCCGACACAATGAACGCTATTGAAAACCGGGTCATTAAGGTAGAAGGTCGGTTAGATGGTCATGACATTGAATTTAAACATCTATATGAAAAGGAAGCCAAAGGAAATGAAAAAAATTAGTTTTAAGAATGCCGACGGAAGTTTAAATGGTAAGTTGATTGCTGGGATTATTTCGTTACTGATCGTTTTGATTCAACAAGTCTTTGCCATGTTTGGCATTAAGTTTACTGGTGACTGGTCAGCCATTGTTGCCGTTATTAACACTGCACTAACGATCCTTGGTATGCTGGGCGTTATTACTGACGTTCAAACAGTGTCGGCACCAACAGTTGATAGTAACGAGGAAAGTCAAGTCGAAGCAACAGCTAATAAGGTTGCTGACGAAGCGCAAACACCAACGTCCACAGTTACTGTATTGGATAGTTCTGCATCATCTGACGCTGAAAAGTCGTCAGAATCCGCCTCACAAGCAGCAAAATAGTGCTATAATAATTGTTGGCTATAACTTGATATAGAGTTTCATTCATTGTGGAGCTTGATCACTCTGCAACATTTCCCCTGCGCTTCGGCGTGGGGGATTTTTTGTTAACAAAATATATAAAAAAGAGCCAGTCAAGACTGGCCCAATGTTTAAATAAATAAAATGGGTGTTCTGTTTCTCCTAAGATAATAAAGAACACAGTTATTATACATTAAACCTGATTAATATAACAAGGACTTATTAATATTTTTCTATAGATTACTTTCGGTATTGTGATATAAACCGACAAGTATTATTATGTCCCTTGTCCTGTTATTAGTATCACAGCTTTCAAATCCCCCCAAGATTGTCGGTTAGTGGTGCCGGAAGTGATGAGGATAATCTTCTGCTTGATGAGTGGAAGATTTTTTTGTGTTGCTTGCCTGTATATTTTGTTAGTGAGAGTTTAGATTTAGCATTATTAGCTGTCAATATAGCTAATTAGATAACTACAATACTTTACAGAATAGCAAGTAATAAGTATAATATTAATTGTCTCTAGTGTAGTTTCTAGATGATAGTTATAACTTGATTAATTCCCCTGCGCTTCGGCGTGGGGAATTTTTTGCGTAAAAAGCCGCCTGCTGTAAAGGTAGATGGCTAATACATAAGAGAAAGTATCTCAGCGAAAGAGGAAACCAGATTATTACTAGGTTCCGTATTATCATAGGAATACATGAGAAATCGTGCAACTTTAATACTCACTACTGTGAAACTACATTACTGGCAATTGGCAGGTGGTATTCTAAAGCTGGTTATTCTCACACGTATTATACAGTCAAGTACGGTGATTCATGGTGGGCGATTGCTCAACGCAATGGCTTAAGCGTCTACGCGTTGGCTACTCAAAATGGTAAAACGATCTATTCTATGATTCACCCTGGTAATAAGTTGATTATCAAATAGACGAAATCCTCACACTGGCAATTGCTGGTGTGAGGATTTTTTAGTTTGTTGTGAAAATTATGTTTTCATTGTATAATTGTTGTAATGATTATAGAAAGCCGGTGTAATAGTGAAAATAGATGATGGTTTCAGAATACAAAAAGAAAATCCAAGAAAAAAATTAGAAGAACTTATTGTTCCAACTAATAGAGCATTAATTACAGATGCCGTAAACAAAGGCTATATGTTAGCTAGCAAAGCCAGTAAAGACTTTCCTTTTATTTCAGGTCAAGAGGGAACAACAGATTTTTTATCTAGAATGAAGTCCTTAGCTATTAAATTTTATATGAAACAATATTGTGATAAAGGGATTCTACCATTTAAATATAAAGTTAAGCCCAATGAGACCAAAAACCACGACTATTTGCTTATATATAATGATGAAGGAAGTTTTCATTTAACCATTAACCAATGTAAAAATATGAATAAGCCTGCAGTTCCTGCCGGTTATCGTATTCAAGAAAATAAAAATTTTCAATCTTATTTTGATTTTGATTTTAATGAGTATAAGACTTCAGATTTCAATGATGATAATTTATATTTGGAGCTAGATCACGGTTATCAATCAGAACAACCTATGTTTATTGGCTTGGGTATACCGAAAAACGACAAATCATGGTATAGCGTTATTGATTTGGCCAAAGAAACTCCTGTATTGAGACGTAACTTTATAACAAAGCCGGCTGATATTAAGGAAATCGATGTTGACACATTTAAAGAGTTTATAAGGAATAAAGGATGATAGTAATATGAATTCACCACTGAGCCAATTCAAAGGCGAAAGGTTGAAACAGGCCAGATTATTAAGAATGTTAACGGGAACTGAGTTGGCACTGCTGATTTCTGATAAAAAAGTAATTAAGCAACAACAAATTTCATATTGGGAGAGTAATAGAAGGGTACCAAACTTTGAGGAAATCCAAAAATTATCTGCAGTTTTAAAAGTTCCCTATTACTTTTTTTTAAAAGGCGATTCTCAGAATAATGTGGATACTGCGAACTTTTTTCGCCGAAGTGCGGCAGTTCCAACAAAAAACAGAAATTCTATGCAGGAACTAGTATTTTTATATAGTAGTTTTTTTAAGGTGATAGGTCGTTATATAAAGTTGCCGAATTTTAAAGATAATGATTTAGTAATTAGTAGTGATGAATTTCGGCTTGTAGATGTGGATGAGATTGACGAATTGGCTAAATCAATTCGTCGTAGGTACCATCTTGGGATAGGTCCGATTTCCAATGTAACCCTCTTAATGGAAAAAATGGGTGTACGAGTCATTTTCACCAATGAAGATATAGCTGGCATTGACGCCTTGACAAAAGTAGTGGATAACCAATTTTATGTGATCATTAATACTAAAGGAAAAAGTGCAGTTAGAATTCGTTTTAGTTTAGCTCATGAATTGGGGCATGTCTTTTTGCACTCAAGATATTCAGAAAGTATCCTAAAATCTAGTGAAAAAAATAAGAGGGTTGAAAGTGAGGCACAAATGTTTGCTAGCTTATTTTTGATGCCTGAGGAAGGGATTCTGATGGACATGGTAGCTACTAATTTAGAATTTTTAAAGTCGTTAAAATCACATTGGCTAGTTTCTATACAGGCTTTAGCTATTCGTGGAAAGCAAATTGGATTATTAACTCAAAGTGAGATGACACACGTTTTTCAACAAATAAGTAGAAATGGGTGGAGAAAAAAAGAGCCATTAGACGATACAATATCGATAGAATTTCCGACGTTTATTAAAACAGTTTTGGAGTATTTAAATTCGGAGGGGATAAGTGTTGATGATGCACTCTATCAAGAAGGATTATCGTTTGATTTTTTAAATTCTTTATTTAGCGCTATACAAATTTCAGAAATAAAGGAAAAAGGTCCAAATTTAAAATTATTATAGTACGTGAATTAACGAAACAAATCCCGCACTAGCCTTAATTGGCTGGTGTGGGACTTTTTTTGTGTGTTTAAGATAATAAGTTGGTATATAATAGTGGAGAAAGCAAAACATCAAAAAAAGGACCAATATTAAATTAATTTGTGCTCTTCCACGATTTGTAAATAAAATATCTCTCTTTTTCGCAAAGGGCTTAATACCAATGGTTTGTTACGTGCTACCTATGATGGTATAACTACCGTGCGGGTGATAAGTCGACGTCGGTAGATAAAAAGAGAAGCGTCATAATGCTGGTATATCAGCATTATGACGCTTCTCTTTTGCTAATTGGTATCAAATTAAAACCCCAATTTTGCGTTTTGGCTGTTGTGATCACAACAGCACTGTTAAGCGCTCATAAAAAAGGGTTTTGGGATCGTGTCACAAGTAAGGGTCCTATGAATTAA